ATCGCTATTTTCAATATTATTTATTTCAGCAGGATTACCTCCTTCAATATTGTCACATTCTCTGTAAAATTCATCTAATGAATTTATATTAATATTTAAATTCAGTTTTTTCATTACGCTGCTGTTTTAAGTTCCATTGTTGAAGTAGAATTTGAAAAACGGTTACGTATAAATTCAATTGTTGAATCAACACTTTGTCTAGTTTTATTTTCTTCTACTTTTTGAATATATTGTTTTACTATATTCTTTTCGGTATCAGACCAGTTAATAATAAGCATATCTTTCCAGTCTGACATACCTACTTTCTTCATCTTTTCTGCTGCTTGAATCATACGAGTAGATGCAATACGGCGTAATGAATTTATTTTAATGCAATTACGTAGTAAATAAATATAATCTACTACTTCGTGATCAAATTGTGACTCATATTTAACAGAGTAATTTACTTCAATTATTGCTCCAGTAAAACGGTCAATTGTTGAAGCATCTAGTTGGTTATTAGCAACATACTGACGATCTGCTCCATTACCAAAAGTATTTGATGTAGCAATAATGATACATTCAGGATGTCGTAAAACAGTACCTGTAGTAGTCTCTATTTCACCGTTTGCCAATGCTGCATTAATAACCTGTGCTACAGATGGATCGAGCGCAGTCATCTCATCTATAAGGATTATTGACTTCTTAGCATAGAATTCAGCAAACTTAGTTGCTTCACGAGTAGGATATTTATATCCTGTAAATTCTGTTGCAGAAGTACCAATACCACAAGAAATACATAAGTAAGGAATATCTAGTTCTTTAGCTGTATTACGAGCTATAGTTGATTTACCACAACCAGCTGGACCAACCATCCAGATGTTATTCATACCTGCTTTAATTAAACTTTTAAGCTTGTCTTCTGGTTCTAGTGAACTAAATGAGAATTGAATTTTCTTTAATTCTTCTTTTTCCTTTTCTTCTTCCTCTTTCTTTTTAAATTCTTCTTCTAATTTGTTAAGCAATTTTTTGATTTCTGTTTTACTTCCAAATTGTTCTAGTGCTTTTTTCTCTATTTTTTTCTTCTTTTTGAGATCTGCTATATTAGCTATTTTAATAGCTCCACTACATACTTTGTACTTTTGTCCAGTACAATTTGTCATAGTATATTCTCTGGATTGTCCTTTCTTTCCTTTTACTTCTGAAGTTAATATTAAGAAAATACCTTGTTGTGCTTGTTGTTTTCCTTTAGGATTGTTATATTTTATACTACCATAAAATCTATTTCCAGGTTTTAAATCATGAACATTTGTGTTACTATTAACTAAAATATTATTTTCAGGTGTATTATCTTCTTGATTTTCAATCTGTTTATCATGCTCTGTAGCTTCAGATACTTCAGTATCTTGAGTTTCCGTATTTGCATCTACAGGATCTTTTAATTTTTGCTCTTTCGCACTAGACTTTGCAGGTTGATCTTTTTCTATATCTTGAATATGTTCTATTTCTACCATGATGATTTATTTTAATGATTAAAAAAGAATAAGGGTAGCTTTTACACTACCCTTATTTATTAATAATGATCTACTTTATATTAAAATGGCAGATCATCTGTTTTATCTGTAAAAGCTTGTGTATTAGTAGTAGATGAAGTTGCACTAAACGGGTTATCGTTTTTTACTTCTTTATCTGCTACAACAGGCTTTGTAAACTGGTCAATATTTAGCATAGTAATAGAAGATGATTGACCTTCTGGCAATTCCATAGGCTCAATAAAAGTATACTTAGCATAATTAGGCAAAGTAGTATATCCTTTATCATTATATACTATTTTCGCTCTAAGTTTTTTACTCTTATCTACTTTGTTTAGCATATCAGTAATCCACTGAGCAAACTGTTCAAAGCTTTCTCCATTAAAGTCAAGTTCTTCATCCTTATAGTAACAGTTAAGTATCTGCAACATACGAGAATACTGCTTATCCATTTTTGTTTGAAGCTGTTCTTCTGTAGTTACAAATCCACCAAGTGTAGGTTTCCATTCTGTATGAGTTAATGTTGCTCCATCTTTCTCAAAAACAATTTCTAAGAATTGATTACCATTAGGAGAAACCTCTGTTTTTACACTCTTCAATACTACATTTTCAATAATACCAGCGGGAATATACTTAATATCACTTTTGCTAATACTTGCTGCACGTTCTTTACTATATGTCATAATTTCAATATTTTTAAGTTTTTAAATCAGGCTGCACACTCGTCTAAATAAATCTTATCCCAGTGAACTTTAATATCATTATTTTCATCGCTTTCTGCGATAACTATCTTCTTACCTCGTAAGTGAGGGGCTCTAGCTTCTCTTACTGAATTATCTCCACCTTCAAAAGATATAATAGTTTCGTTCTTTTTACGATAGACATAACCAACAGCATCTGCTTCGCCACATACTATATCACCTAGTTTTCCTACTAAATCTAGTGCCATTTCTGATAATTCTTCTCCTTCTTTATTAATCATTTTTTCTTTAGTATGACCAATAAGAATAAAATTATCACATAGATTACGAAACATATCTATTACTTTTCTAACTGCCATGCGAAGATACATATATCCACTACCATTTGGTAATGTACGTATATCATCTCCATTATAGGATTTACCCATTGGAGTTTGACGATATAATACCTTAGCATAACCTAGACACATTTCTTCTAATCTAGTAGCATTATCTATAGCAATATATTTGTAAGGTTTGTTACCAGTTTTAGCTGCTTCTTCACCAATTGCTCTAGATATATTACCTAAGTCTTCAATAGTACGAGCTTGAATAGAGAGAGCTTCTAGAAATTCTGAACCCCCCTCTAAGTCTATAATAAGACAGTTATCAAGCTTTGATAATAAAGTAGTTTTACCTGATTTAGGTCGACCAAACAAGATTAAGAATCTTGGATTGTTAACCTTTGGTTTGTTTTTCTCTTTTGGTAGTATTAACATATTAAAATAGGTTAACACTTTACCTGTGAGATTCTGAAATTATCTGACAAAAACTGAAATTTTACACAATGTAAAGTTATTCGTTATTCATTGTTGAGAATATTGTTAACAGTAGTACTGTTACTAATATTAATAATAACATTTACTATATTATTTTTATCTGCTTTACGATAGTTATTCAAAAACAGACTAGGATTATCAATAGGAATGATTGTATAACCAATCTGAATAAACTTCTGGTAAATACGTACAGGTTGACCCATGTAAGTAAAATCGTAACCACGATCTTCTTCATAGTCTTCCATGATCTTAGCATATTCTGCTAGTCGTTTCAATGCTAAATCAAATTCTGAAATAGCATCATATTGACGCAATTTAAATGCTCGATTTGCGAACGGACACGTAAGTGAATTATCATATGAACATGTCGGTCGATAATATTTTTTATTGAATGCAGAGAAATGTGCATTTCGATTGCATCCAAAACATAGCAAGTCTTCAGGACCTGCATATGATACACTGTATTCCGGATCTTCCGGAGTGTGAATTCCATACCATTTAGCAAATGGTAAGCGGTTTTTAACTTCGTTTAATATACGATTTTTCAAAGAACCCTGAGGGTCAATATTTTGTTTCGGAAGTTTAATTGTAAAACCTTTCATAATCAGCCTTTTTTAATTTGTTTAAATACTACTTTTTGTTCTTCAGCACTTGCAGTATTTGTTTCAATTAGATTGCCATATTGAAGTTCGTTTTCAAATTCTAATATACAGGGTTCACCATCTCTTACTTTTAAGAAATGCATATAAACCTTATTTTTTACAGGTAGACGACGTACTCCATATATAGCTAGATTAAGTATCTCTGGTCTATGAACAGCAATAACAAAATCACTAGCTTGAAATATTGCATCAGATGCTGATAAATCACTTCTCATTGGGAAGTGAGTACTTGGATTATTAATTCTATCAGGACTTTCAATATTACGATTCATCTGTGAAAGCTGTATTATACTAGTGTTAGAAAGTTTCTTCTTCTGTATAAACATTTTCTGTAAATCGACTATTGTACTTCTTTCTCCACCTTCTCCATTTACTAAGAGAACATGGTCTAATACTACTATTAGCCAACGACCGTTAGCTACAGTATTATGAAAGTAATCTATAGTATTACCTATTTCTTCTACATTACATACTTTATCAACAAAGTATATATTGTATTTCTTAATGGTTTCAGCTGCCGATTCAGCTTTTAATAAGTCTTCATCACTAAGTGTTTCTACTGAACTATATAATTCAGATACAGTTTTCTTAGTTTTATTACTTATTACACGACCAACATTTCTGTAGTCTACCATTTCTAAACTAAAGTATAATACTACGATATCCTGATTAGGATTAAGATCAATCAAATCCATTACTAACATATTTGCAACTGAGCTCTTACCACTACCTGATATACCAGCTATAGTAAATATCATATTTGGTTCAATTCCACCAGTGGCTTTATTGAACTTATCCCATCTGGTTTTTAATGATACTATACTATGATTTTTTCTAGCTTTAATGTAGTTTATGGATTTATTTGCTACCTGAGATATTGACTCAAAAGGTAGTATTTTAACGGCATTCTGTTCCGTATTCTCCATAACTTACAGGTGTTTCAGATTCATAACTCATTTGCTCTTCAATAACCTCCCACTCATGTTGAGTGAGCCATTTCCACATCGTCTTCATATAACCTATTTTACCAGTTATCATTTTGTTTTCAATTTCAAATTGAAGACATTGAAGAAGGTGTTCGTGCATTGCTCTAGATTTACCTACAATACGATTATATTCTTTACGACATTTATTTATATTAGATCGTAAAAAACCTTTAGTACCATCTGGTCTTAAAACATACACTGGAAATACTTCATAGAACTCATCAAACCATGTCTTATCTTGTTTTGTACTTGACAATAGTTTTTCTGTAGGACTATAAATTTTATTATCTCCTGAAGTAGTAAAGGAGATAAGGTCATTGTCGATTAACTCTTGTATGTCGTTTTCACTTATTCGGCTGAGAAACTTGTGAACGTCTTGATTATTACTTTGATTATCATTCAACACAAGAGTTAAAAATACTAACTGATTAATTGATATTTCTCCAAAAATATCTAATAATGTTGTATCTAATTCTAGTATCATAATATAGTACTTTATGAACTAACTTTTGATACAATCTGGAAATATTTGTTAAAACAACGTTAGTTGTCTTGGTTTTAATTCTTCAACGATCTTTAACGCTTCCTTTAAATAGTAGCGATAATTGATCTTTCTTTCTTCTATAGGTTTATTATCAAATTTATTTAGTATAGTAACACCAGATGCAGTAAGTAAATTAGTATAGTCTACTCTAGTACCTTTAGTTATAATCTTTGAACTATAAGGTAATATCTGTTCTACATTAGAATTATAGTAAAACTGATTTGGATCTGTAGTTATTATACTTTCTCCTGTTTTGAGACATACAAGATATTGCGGTATCTCAACATCTCTATTTACTATTTTACATTTATATAAATAAGGACCATTAGTAGATGCATAGAACCTATTAATTCTTTGTACTAGTTCTCCATTATATTCTACAGAGAATTTCTTATCTACTTTCTGGTAAGTAAGAAACTTCTTAATATCTTTACAATTGTAGATAGTATCTTTTACAGGAATACCATCAACAAAATAATCTCTAATGGCTTCTGGAATAATCTTTGCAGACATTCCCTTACCAAGTAAAACCTTAGTAATAAACATACCTTTTTCTTTAATATAATCATCTTTAATCATATCTAAAGAAGTATAAGGCTTCTTTTTTTTATTTAGAGCTTTTTCTGGTTCAGTTTCAAACAATTTCTTCATTGCTTGATAACCTTCTTTTACAGCTATATAATCATTAATAGCATACTGATACATAGCTTCAAAACGATCTTCCTCTAGGGTTAGTCTCGTTTGTTGTTCCCATTTCTTACATATACTTTGTAATTTTTCATACAGATTCTTCTTAAGAAGAACAAATAAACCATCTGTATTTGCCTGTACTATTCTACAGCCAATATCAGATAATCTTTCTGCTAACATAAGTAGTAGTAATTGTCCGTTTATTCTAATCTGCATTACTGCAAATGGACTATAACAGAAATTATGTTCATTCTGTAGATTACCACTAAGACCGTTTAATGCTAATTTAAGCGTTTTATCTTTAGTCTTAATACCGTTATGTTTTGCTTCTATTCGTTCATCTTTAACTTGATTATAAACTTCTAGAAATTCAGGACCCAAATGTTTTGGGTAGAATTTATACTCTATTATCATACTAGGATACAGAGATGCAACATCAATATCTATTAACATTTCATCTTCCCTAGGAATAATTATCTCAGGTTTATTTTCAGAGTGAATACCACCAACTCCTACAGAATATTTTAATCCTCTAAATACGAATTTGTTTTCATATCCTTTTCTACCTGGTGATACTATCTGTTTTTTCATATCAGATAGTACATTACGAAGTATAGGATCTTTATATTCTATATAAGGCAATATTACTTTGTTTAGGTCTATAACATCTGCTGGGCTTCTTAAATCTTTAATATCCCACCATGATAAACCAGTCTTTTCAAGATATTTCTGCATTAGAATTTTCATTCCAATGTTTACTCCATCTTTACTTAGTACTCTTACTTTATATTCATCTTCAATAGCTATTCTTAATTCTATATCTTCAGAACACCGATTTAATAATTTTTCAGTAGAATTAACATCATTCACATTATATTCAATCATCTCTTCTATTCTAGCTTCTTCTAGAAACTTATTAAAGTCTCCATTGAATTCTAGAACATTAGGATATTGCATAGTTACTTGCATTTCCTTCAATCCAACACGCAATTTCTGCGAATATAACATAGTAAGTATATCAAATGAATCATACCATACTTGATATTTCCATTTTTTCCATGCTTCTATGTTGTCATCTGCTTGAGATGTAGTTATAGTTCTACTTAAGTTAAAAATACTATCACATATCCTTAGATATGGTTTATTTTTAAGTATATCATAATAATCTATTATATAGTTAATAATAGGATTATCATAATGTAAATTATTATATCCTGCAAAGATTTTATTTGAATCAATTTGAGTTTCAGTAGTATAGAGATCTCCAAATTTTAATGGTGCATTAATATTTGGTACACGAAAGAAATCAACTAATTCTGATAATTGATTTTTTCTGCTTGATATCTCAAACTTATGAAACTTCCCTGATTCAGTATTCTTTGCTGTGCAATGAAATACATTTGGGAAAACTTCAATATCATAGACATATACTGTTTTTCCTCTTATCTTCATAGCGTATAAATTTAGTGGAGTGTATGGGAATCGAACCCATGATGCCGATTGGTTGCAGCACTATAAATAGTGTATTAGAGTCTCTCTAATATTCCTCCCTGTACCCTGCGCTTGCCTACTAGCTGAACACCCCTTGAGGCAGGATTCTTTATAGACTATCCTGCTAAAAGTCTGTCGCTCTACGCTGCTTGCTTTATCTCTGGCAAATGTTTAGCAAAGCATTTCTTTTCTAAAGTTGCTCTATCTACTATCGTAATAGACTCGTAGTTACTATATTTATCGGATAACTTTGTATTCAATTTAGTAACTACTTCAGTAAGTTGTTCAATAGGTAGATTAGAGTAGCTTGTCTTAAACTCTTTATCGTCTGTAGTAGCTATAACTACTTTATACGGTCTTTGTTCTAAATACTGTAGCTTCTTAGACATCTTGAATTCTTCAAGTTGTTTAGCTACTTTCTTAATTTTCTCTTCATGAGCTGCTTTATAAGCTTGTTGTTTAGCAATGCGTTCTGCTTTATTGCTACCATATAGATTCTGTACCAATTCTTTATGGTAACCAGAATAAGGACGTTCTTCTAATAACTGTTTTTTATCCTTCTTATCAGACACCTGTATAGGTTTCTTAGGAATACTAGCTATACCTTTTTTAGCTTCATGATACTCCTTTCGTGCATTAGTAGCTTCAGGAGTCCACTTATAAGTATATACTTCTCTACTTACTATCTTATCATGACGACGAGTAGTTACAAATTCCTTTGTCATAGGCTTAATATTTTCTGACAAAGATATCCCTTTACTACACATAGTTTTATAATCTGAGGACTTAGTTAATCCATAACGTTTCTGTAAGTTTTGCTGGTATTTAGCATTTTTCTTATTTCTAGTTTCTTGATTCATAACAATTGATTTTAATAGTTAAAAACTAAAGGAAGCTAAATAGGTTAATATTTTAAGATTTCCCGTACGTACTCTCCCTATCGCTTCCTTGTTATATTTTAAGCAGCTAAGCACATTGGAGCAGCAGAATCATCAAATTCTGTTTCTTCATTGAACTTAGTAAGTTTCTCTTTTAATTTCAGAATCTCTAAATCGAGTTCTTTTATTCGTGCTTTAACCCAGTTTGAAGTTAAAACTTCAGTCTTATTCAGAGCTTTTTTACCTTTCTTAGACTTAAGAACAGGGTTCAAAGTTCGTATACGACTTAGATGTACTTTCATTTCTTGCAATTCACATAGCTTAAATACATCCAATTGATTACAATCAGCTGGCAAATCACTAAATTTCTTTATACCCATGTTGATACATAGTATCTTTAATTTAACAATTACTCGATCATCTGTAAGACCTTTAATTGTATTATAAAGTTCTTTCAAATCGTAAGTACGCTGATAATTACGATTTACTACATTCTCAATAGAAATAATATTCCAATACTTAGTAATATCTGCTGATAGTTTATCACGCTGTTCAATAAATTTATTTGCTTTCATATATACTTGATTTTAATAATTTGACAATTAGTTAATTACATAGTATATTAGAAAGTCTACCTGTGTAGTTAATAGACCGATCAAAGTCTAATAACTTAAAATATCAGCTATCTTCACAGACCGCTGATATGAATAACAATAAAATTAAGAAATAAGACAGACAAGATCAAAGAGTTAGCGCCTCTGTCACATCTCGATACGGCATCCGATTCTTCTTCTCTCGGCTTTCCAACACTTAGTTACCTTAGTAACATTATCAGAGGCAAGTAAGTAAGAGTATATACGAACCCAACCAAATGTATATACTCTTACTGATTTTATGTTGATTTTCAATTATTTTCTACTCAATACGAACCCAACCAAATGTATATATTCGATTATAAATCTCCTTCAACATGTAAACTGACAGGTATTCTTTCATACCCAAAATCTATGCAAGCATTTGCTACCCCAACCATTTTGCGTCGCTTGCTGTTGTTACCCATATTTTTATCAAAGCCTGGGTCATCTTTTGTAATATCATAGGTCAATTTCAATGGACTGTTTTCATCAAGTAATGTACAGTAATACAATAATAACTCGATTACTTTTTCTTTTTCATCTTTCTTAAGTACTTTATCAATTGCTTCTGTCAGAAACCCAACCAAACCTGACTTATCACAATTGTTACTTTCTACACCTGTGATGATAAAAGCTATTCTTTGTACTAAACTAAAAAAGTCTATTACATAATAGGAATTAAACCACTTATTTACCCAACCATATTTGTGGCGTCCTATTAATACTGTTCCATCATATCCAACTTTAATTGTTTTGCTCCCATCCATTAGCAAATTATTTTGAATACGAGGATCAGACATAATTAGCTGTAACATCTGCAAGTGATATGAATCTATTGGCTTTTTATTTGTTGCCATAGTTTTGTGTACTTAAGATTAATTACTCGTCAATGCTCTTGTAGTAAGCAGTAGTGTCGTCCTTAGTAATCTTATTGATTTGTTCCAGAGAAGCTCCCTGATTTGCCAATTCATCAATAAAATTGTTAAGATCAGTCAAATTACTCTGATTCAACTGAGTGACAACTTCTGTTACCATCTTAACATTCCAGAACGGAGACCGTTCTCCAGTTGCTTCAAACTTCAAGATAGCATCTTGAACATCTTTCGGACCAGCTTTCAATACGATATCTACATCTGCCCGTAAATCAAACTGCAACTTTTCGTCATTATTAAACATAATAACAATCTTACCATTTGCAGTCCGCACGATATCTACGTTGAACAAATCAACAGTTTCAATCATATACTTCTTCATCGGATTTGCAAGTACAAGACCCGGCATATCACCAGCTAGTTTCTTCTTGTAATTCAAATCCAAATAATCACTTACGGGGATTGCCAACCGCCGACCAACTAAAGCACGGCTAAACGCAATTACTTTAGTACGTAACTGAGTAATTTCTTGCTGAGTAAAACCTTCTGGATTTTTGAACACACTTTCATATTTTGTTGTTTCCATAATTTCTCCTTTCTTGATTCCGTGGTTGATTCCACCTACGGAGTAAGTTAATACTAAGTTAATTTAAAAAGTAAGCTATAGAGTTCTTTTATCTAAGTGGAATAGCATCTAATATCTATTCGTTTATTAAAAACTTAAAAACCACTTCTTGTATTCAAACAGTAAAACTCTATAACGAAATTCTGCTAAGATTTGATAAGTAATCTGAAAAAACTATAAGATAAGCTTTCGTATTATTAACATTACTACTAGAACGTGATGTTATTACTTCACTCGGCATTCCCCGTAGGACTTTACTCATGAGACAGATGAGTCAGCCGTTCTTCATAAAATTATCAATACTAAACTATGAAAAGATATGTAATTCGACATCTGAAAATCGAATGCTATGCTAGTTAATACCTAAAAAGATACAACGGGACTCCAACGGTAGGAGATTTATACCCATCAAATAACATTATAACTGAAATTATCTGAAAATCGAATGCTATGCTAGTTTCTGATTGTTTAAAGAGCCTAACAGTAACTATAACGTGCTCTTTTTCCTGTTATAGTAAGGAGTACTGTATATGATTCATAACTTACAACGGTTACTTCACTATCGGTAATACTTCTACCGAATTTTATTTTGAGCTGTTTATGTTTCAAAACACCCACTCTATAGCCTAATAGTTTATTCTAAGGCTGCGTGTACTTACGACTTTGTTCTTATTCTGCACATAACTTTAGGATTTCCACCTATCATCCTTTAATGTAAGGAATCAGCGTCACTTTACATATATTGTTGCGCAATATACTTTAAATGTTTCAAATGTCAGCAATTATATTGTACAGTCGAGGGTGGCTCGGATTTACTTTCGTCTTCTTATCACTACTCGTCCTAAAACCTACCATTGAACTTCCTCATTAGTTAAATTAAACATGTTTATTCTCTCGTGAATAGAGACTTCCTAAATAGATTTACATTCTGTCACTTCCCGTTAAGACTACTATTTAGTGCAATGCACAGATTTTTCTCCGGTCTGCTTCGTGTCCGTCTCTTAATGTGTCTGCTTCTCTTCAACCTAGGAGTAGGGCGATGCTCACTTTCACATATACTCTTAAGGATAGAGTATCTCACCTTGTGCAAATTTGATAAAACTCCAGTTATGCTTCTGGATAAAATTATTTAGTACTTCTAAGCTTTATGTCTTCCGCTTAGTATTGAAATAGTGTTATTGCGCACTTCATCCGCTAGTTATCTTTATGTTCCTGTTGCAAAGCACTCTAGGTTTATACTCAGATAAGATAACAACTGAGTTTATTATAATACTACTTGAATTCACATACTCCTTATTTCCTAAAGAGGTCCGTTGCAGGATTCCTTATTTATTAATATTGGATCATTGCTACTCAGCCAATAGGCACACAATCTACTACTCACTTTATCACTCTATCTCTCTATACTGGAGTGTATAGTAATACAAGCTTAGGATTAGTTATGAACTGGTATCATAACATTGTGCATAGGCTTTACACCTAATCCAGGTAATCTATCAATATTTTTTCAATAAGTAGTGCTATAATATTATAATTAAGTACCTTCATATATACTATCTCTAAACTTATTAAGTTACAATATAACTGTTTAGATAAGTATAGAACACTATACTGACATTTTTATATGGTCTGTGCCATAAAGGGGAGTTTGGAGCTACCCTAGAGCGTTATATGCTCGATAATGTTCAGCACGTAGTCTTGGACACTACGATTTGTTGGGCATCATCGTGTTTATTACTCCTTCTTGATTCAAACTATGATAAGTCTGCGAGTAACTTAAGAGGATTTCGTTCCCCTTGTACTGTTTAATTTTGTAGACTGCTCTCTACTAATTGCGTCTTCTGTTTCTGTCTCCAGTCGGTTCTCACCAAAAACAAGAGGGTTGTACACGCTCTCCCTCTATCTTATTGCCTCTTCAGTTTATAGATAGTATATAAACACAATAAGTTATTATACTTTCAGTAATAGCCTATAGTTGTAGCTATACTCTATTCCTACTAATATTCTGTACTATCTTAATTTTAAGAAAGTAATCTAACCATTTACTTTCTAATCCTTTGATTTAGATATCTCTGGATATACACCATTATAGCTCTATAATCGCATTGGCTGTTCTAGTTGCGACTCAGATTCATCTTCTCTGATTGTTGTTGTTTCAGTCTTTGGAGAATATCCGTACAAGTGGTTTTATTCTCTTTAACTGATGGCAGTTCTCTTACCTTAATGTATTTAGGTACTTCCTTCTCTACAACAGAAGTTAGATAGATAATACTGTCTTTCTTTTTGATTTCAACATTGATATTTTGTTCTGGGTTGCTTTGTCCATTTAATTTTATAGCGTTATTGTTCAAATTAATATCAATATTAAAGTCTTTTGTCCGAGGTACATCTGTGAACTTCGGAATCACATACTCGTGTGCGGTGGCGGTATTTGTATAGTTAGTTACAAATCCTACATATCCACCGAAAGCTAGCATTGCTAGCGTAAACAAAACTGTTGGTTTTTTACTCATTTTGATAATGCGTTAGTTGTTACTTTTTAGTAGCATACGCAGATTTCTCAATATAGAAAGTGAGAGGATTCAAAGAGGTTGATGTATACAAGCCAGATACTTTCTGCATTACTTGTTTCAACATCTTGTCATTCATTTCTGCTCCATAAGCAATCCGTAGATTGTTTACAGTCTTTATTGCTGAAATGTGTTTACCTTTAAGATTTAGACCCTTGATTTCTGGATATACAAGTTTGTCTTCATCTTTACCTTCATTATTAGCAGAAGTAATAATACGATTGATCAGATCGTCATTAGTTCCACTAATTAATTGAGAATACCGTTTTGCTTCTTCTTCGTAGTTATTGTTTTTTGCAGTTTCATCAGCAATCTTCTTAGCTAAGAATACTTTCACAACATTAGCAACTTGCGCATCGTTGTATGTTGTTAATTGGTTCTTAAGCCAAGCATGAGATGCTAAAACTGACAAATTACCAGTTAAATTACCCCAAATAGCATTCGCACAACCTTCAAGCAATGTAGCGTTTCGTCCTGCTTCCTTCATCTTAAGTAATACAGTTGCTAATACTTGTGCTGGTTCTGCATCTTTGTCAAGTTTATAGGCTTCCCGTGCAAATTCAATCATATTTGCTACGTTCTTACCTATACCTCCTGACTTCTGCTTGTGCCGCATGTTCATAATAGTACACATTGCTGCTACTTTCTGTTCATCTGTGACACATTCTTCAGGTTTTGGCATTTCCTGAGTCTGCGGAACTTTAGCATCTTGTTCTAAAGCTTTCTGCATTTCAGGATTTGTCTTTGCGACAGCATCTTTGAAGTTAATCTCAAGCTGTCCATCAGATGTTTTGCTAGGAAGCAAATTAACACCGAGGAACAAAGAAGCTGTTTCATTCAAATATGCAAACATTTCTTCGTTTACAGTAAAACCTTGTTCTTTTGCATCATTCTTGAACTGATCGTTCCATTTCTGAATTAATACAAACATCATAAGGTCTGCCTGTTTTCCTGTTGCTTGATACATTGCCCGATCGTCTTTAATCTCTTCACGGCGTTTCAGAATTGCATTCATCAAATCTACTGAGTGATTTGCATCAATTCTGTCACTGTTTTGAGTTACGATATTAGGCGCAGGAGCTGCTGCTGGTTTAATAGTTGGAGTATCGCTGATGTCAATTTCTTCAGCTTCTACTTCTTCTATCTTCTCCTTCTTCGACTTCTGCTGTTTAGGTTTCTTTTCAGTAGATGCGGGTTTAGGATCTTCCTTCTTTGGTTCTTCAACTGGTTTAGTTTCAGGAACTTCAGCAGGAATAGGATTCTTAATTCCTTCCTTAATCCGTTTGACGTCAATTCCGTCTCCCTCCTTTACATTAGATACTGGGAAGAGAACACTAGTAGTTTCACTAGTTTCATTGTTCTTCCACTCGGCTTTGATATTTTCAATGCCTTTACTGTCTTTCTCAATCTTAAGAGAAAGTAGACTCATATACGGTGATTTTGTGCACAACATATGAGTTTCATATGCTGATTTACCCATTGGAGTCTGATAGACACCACCTTTCTTTCGTTCAGCTGGTTTCTCTTCAGGCTTCTTTTCTTCTGGTTTAGAATCTTCTACTTTTGTTGTTTCTACTTTAGCTGAAGCTTCTACTGCTTCTTTAGCTTTTTTCAAAGCTTCTAAGTTTCTTGCTGCTTTTGCACTTGGAGTCTTTCCACCTTTATTTCTTTTTGCCATATTGATTATGTTTTAAATAAATTAATAACTTAACAATTAATACACTCAAATTATGAAATTAAGTGCAGTCAACTGTCATCTTCTATTTCTGCATTGTTAGGCATAGTAAGTACATCTTCTCTATCAGTTGTTACTAACGTCTCACCTCCGTCTTCCTGACCCATTTCATAAGATTGGTTATCTACTGTCCCTACAAAAGCAGTAGAACCTTGAGATGTGGGATTAGGAGCCATAGTAACAACTAACTCTTGAGAAGGAGTATCTGAGGTATTTGCAACTACCTTTTTTACTCCAGTACCTACAACAAAGCCTAGTAAAAGTACGCATACTAAGAATACGTACAAACTAGCACTTTTACACATTCTAGAAATGATAAAAGATGCTAATGCTCCTAAAAGGAGTAAACAAAAACTAGTCATATTGTTGAAAGTGTTTGTTAATAATCTGTTTTTTGTTTAAGTTTTTGTCTTGCTTTGTTTAAATCACCTTTTACAGCTAATTCATTCATTGCAAGCTTACTGGCTATCTCTTTATAAGATAAACCATCTATACGAGCATTAATTAAATCTCTATACTTTCTCTTAAGAGTAGGTATAGCTTGTAAGACTATATCTAACTTTTCCTTTAGAATCAAATCTTCTTCAGGACTTTTTTCTAAAGCAGATAGTTGAATTGGATTTTCATCTTCATCAACATAGTTATTTAATTGCTCTTTTTTGTTTCTACGTATATAGTCTATTGATGCATTAACAGCAATAGTTTTTAACCACATATTAAATGAAATATGTTGAGTATACATAGATAATTTCTCATAAGCTTTAGTAAATACTACTGATGTTAAATCATCAGCAACATCTGTATTCTTAACTACACCCATAATAGTGTACCAAATATCAGTTTTATACTTATAGTATAACTTACTAAATGCTTTTTGAGAACCTTGTTTAGCTTGCTCCACTAGATCTATTATTTCTTGTGTCATATAGCTAAATTTTAGTGGATTGTAGTTAACCCAATAACTACAATCCTTAAATTCAGAAGGGAAGTTTTATAATTTCTTTGCAATAATAATTATTTACTGCTAGACATCTTTTATAGAATACATCTGAGATATGTTCTCTCCATTCTTCTTTCTCTTCTTCATTGAGAGGATATGCCATTTTCAATGACATATTAATAGCAATCCTTACTCTTACTAATCTAGTCTGAAGACTTAATATTTTATCTTCTAATAGATTATTAAGAATATCCATCCACAGTCTTCTATTTATCCACTTATTGATACTTAGACAAGTGTTACTAGTAACTATCTTAGATTTTAAATTAGGTGGTATATTTGCCCAATCATCTAATACACTATCTGCATATCCTAATACTTTAGTATCAAAATTAGCAGAAGATACAATCTTGTCTAAAGTAAACCTATAAGGTTCCTCTAATTCAGCATTGAGTGCTTCAATAAGTCTCTTAAAATCGCTCATTATGGTTCTCTGTTAAGTGCTTTACAAATTACAGTAAATACATAGTTAGCTTGAGACATTTTTAGGCTGTATTTCTTCTTTAAATGCAGTCTAGTTCTTACTTTAGCTTGTTCTATACCATATAATGGTAAAGTTGATTTATAGTAAGCAATACCTTCTTCGATGATTTTATCTTTTCTAGAATCTTCTCCTAAGCCTTCTAGAGTCTGTAAATCACCAATACCTACATTATCAACTACTTCAGTAATAGATGGTAATGCGAATGTATACTTTTCAGGATACATCATAATATCTACTACTTCAGGACTGTCTTTAGTAAGATCTTTAGCTTTACCATTCTGTTTAAAGTAATTAAGGTCGATTGCACCTACTACTTCTAATAATGGTTCTACTCCGCTTAAAAGGAGTAATACATTAGTTTCTGGACCTTGTGCGATCCACATACCTGCTTTTAACATAATCCTTTTGTTTTAAGTATTTTGATAAATTCGTTTTTGAATCTTTTTACTACAACTGCTGCATCCATTGGACTAATATTGAATTCAGAAGCTACTTTCTTTCTAAATTCCATTTCTCCACTGCATTGCTGCATTACTTCCTGTAGTCTTTCTCGCTCTCCTGGTTCAGTCCAGCGAACATATTGAACAATTTCCATGTTAATTCATTTGATGTTCAAGATCTTTAATTTTATTATAGATGCCTACCCAATATATCAAGCCTTCTTTACTTTTTTCAGCTTGAAACATTTCATAGATTTTGCATCTATTGAATCCGACTGAAATGTTATGTACACCACGTCGCCAACCTCTACCTCCCTTCATTACTGATGGAGTTGCTTCATATACATACTCAATGAACGCAGTAAGTTTACGTTCTCTTGTAAGAACAATTTCCCAAGTCTTAGGTAATCTATTCCTAATAAAACCTCTTAAGCCTTTTTTATTCATGTTTATATTTAAATATTTTTGTATTATGTCCAAATTCAAACTTAATTGTATAAATACTATTTTTAATAGTTGCTTCATCAAGTGCTACTTTAACTCTACATATAAAATCATCAACATAATACGTACCGTTAATATACCATGCAACTACACTATGATAGTTTCTTCCATCATTACTACTAATCCACGCTTTTGCAAAATAATCTTTCATATTATATGATGATTGACTTTCATATATTGCTAACAATATACGAAGTTCTTTTCGTATAGTACCTAAGATTTCTGCTTGAGTATTGAATTCTTTTTCTTTACCCTTTTTATGCCGACCACGATTCATAAGTAGTTTCTTTAATTGAAGATTGAAGTCTTTCTATAGCTGCTAATAGAGTATCTATTCTTATTACTACTTCCGTATCTCTAACAAAATGTTTAATGTGCTTCAGATTAGTAATCATACCAGCTAAAAGCATAAGAGATAAGTTCCTTCTACTTGCCTTTAATTGATTTAAAGTCTTTTTCATCTACAAAATGTTTTTAAGTATTGTTCATAATGTTTCTTTTCATTTATTGAAGCTAAAGCATCTAATTGATTATAATTCTTTTTAGTTAAAGTAAAATCATAATCTAATAATGCTTCTTTTAGACTGTAAAATACATTATAATCAAACAAATCTCTGTTGCTTATTTTGATTTGTTCAATGAGAGCTGTTTCAAATATAGCTAGTAATCTTAGAATATATTTATTATTCTTTTTAACCGCTAGTCATAAACCTTTATCTCCTTTATTATAATCTAAAGGAATAATTGATACCTTGTTATAATCTATTCTCATACTCATACTTTTTGTTTTTAATTTTGATAATTTGTAATACTAATAGGACTCGAACCTATAACTCAACCTTATCAGTGTTGTGATGTTACCCGTTACATCCATAGTATTTCTTAACCAGCTTTTTACGACATTAGCTTAGCCGTTGACTTATCATATCACGCTGCGATATGAGTATAGTCTGTTACAAAAGATTTGTCATTTCTGACGTTATTGACCTATTCATTTTCATCCTCGCTGTCAAAACCATAATGCCCCATTCTCCTTCCATATATTCGTTGCTGTAGCAATTTTCAGGCATAATCTTCGTTTTTCTTTAAACTAGAGATTCGGTTGGAGCTACCTAATATTAAGTCATTTTCATGTGATGTTCCTTCACCATATATAGTTTTAAGCTCTACTATCAAACTAAGCATCGTTTTAAGGCAACATTACTCTGGAAACCTTTTGTGGAGCATACGGGAGTCGTCTTAATGTTTACAATATTTATAACTATATCCACACTTTTACGTTATGTTTGTATAACTAATATTTAAAATTATGAAATATAAACAACATAGAAAGTTAATTACATTAAATTGTGATTGTTGTGGACGTAGTTATGAAAAACCATTATCTGAATACAATCGTAACCAAAAATTTGGTAGACATAGTTTTTGTTCTCGTTCTTGTGCAATGAAATTTTTAAGTAATAATCGCACACAAGCAATGAAAGATTATTCAAATTCTGAAAAGAATAAACAGCTTTTGCTAAATCTTAATAATACATATTATGTGAGATATCCAGAAAAAATATTTTCATATTTTTTACGTAACTGTAGAAAAAGATATAAAGAATGCACTTTAACTCTTTCTGATTTACAAGCGCAATGGGATAAACAAAATGGAATTTGTCCATATAGCGGAATAAAATTAAATATTCCAACATATAAAAAGAATCATAATAACCCTATTTATACAGCATCAGTAGATAGAATTGACAGTTCTGAAGGATATATTCCTGGAAATATTCAATTTGTTTCTACATGTATTAACTATATGAAAAACACTATGTCTGATTCAGATACACGGTTAATGTGTAAATATATTGCTGAACATTTCTATTCAGAAGGGACTATATCATCACCTTGCGTTGCTGCTTAAGGTGTCGGACGCTCTTGCTGGTTATTAAGGAAACTGTATTCCTCCAGTAGTCTCTGCACTTTCTTAGAGTGTACTCTAAGCTTAGCTCAGGATTGACATGTAAAAAATGTTATTTCTGAGCATTTTTTATTTAGTTTTCCCTGAATTCATCCGATTATTCAATAGATATTTCTATCTAAGGGGTCCGAATTTCACAAACCCGTGTCCAAACGATTCATCCAATGACCTAACAGTCAATATACTTTTATTTCTATAGGATTATCTCCAAAACACATATTTCTTTTATCAAATGGTACATAATGAGTATATAAGAATCCTGCATCATTAAATAGTTTAGCCGTACCTATTGGTACACTAATAGAATTATTATGTTTTGGATCTATCCACCAACTTCTTTTTGTTGTTTCATGAACATATCTAACAGGTTTATTATAGAATAGATGTTCACCCCACATATCTGCTGCAATATAGCTCATGATAAATAATTTTAAGTTGTAAATATAAAGAGTTTTGCACACCTCTGCGCCTTCATATCCTGGCAGACTGGATAACGCCTCAATTAGAGAGATATACATCATACACGAGTTTTCATATATCATTGGGTTGATATAATAGTGCAATATACTCTTTTAGTAGTATAGAGAGCGATCAAACTCTCTATACTTAATATGTAATTCTAAAGTAATAGTATACACTGTTGATTATGAGCATAAAAGCATTAAATCTAGTATATAATAGCATAAAGCTGCTATTACTTTAGAATTTATAGTCTTTGACAGAATACATATTATACCAAGTGCTCATCTAGCAAGCTAGAGACTCGATTGAAATATAGACATATAAGTACTATATGTATATGTATTTTGATATACTTACTGTTTTTCGTCTATGAGACTATTCTTCAGGATTCTCCCTGAGAATCATTACCCTTGGAGCATAAAGCATACGGGGTGAAGAAACGATCTACTATAGCACATGATCAGTAGGCATGTATTCCTATTATTAGCATAAAAGCATTAAATAGAACTGTCAATTCAGTTCGATCTACCCGAACTCCTTAATGCGACAATACGACTTATATAGTTTGCGGTTAGACTTTTATTCTATTTTAGCATAAAAGCATTTAGAATACGGATGTTGATTAAAGATAGATATTTTCGTATCTTGAACCAAAGACTTCTTCTTTCGCTTTTGCGATAGCTTCGTCTTTCTTGTCTGTGAGTTCTGAGTACTTTTTGTCCCAAGCTTTGTAATCACCAGTAGCTTCAAATTCAGCTTGAGCTTTCTTCAGTCCTTCAGAAAAGTCTTTCATAATGTTCTTGTGTTTTGATGCAAAACGTCCGTATCTTTCTGCTCTAGAAACAGCTTTTTCACAATCCTGAATTCTACGTTTTACTTCACGAGATTCACGTTCAAGTTGTTCTTGTTGGATCTGTTTCTTTGCTTCAGTAACTGCTGATGCTTCAACTTTACCGTCTTTTTCTTCTTGTTTTTTCATACCAGCTTCAAAGTTGTAATTTTCATCAGTTGCTTTGTCACGTAACATTGCTACACCTAACATAATTGCAGTTAATTTCATAAAATTCTTCATAATTCTTTTGATTTTAATTGTTAATAATTGATTTATTTAAGTGAATGAATTAACCCCATAAAGTATCTGATAAATGTCTGCGATAGATTTCATCTCTTTCTTCTCGAATATCTATCTGCATTTGAATAATGATACTTATTAGTTCTTCTTTTGTTTTCTTTTCTAGTTCTTCTTTTGTCCACATAATAATAAAGAAATAGAAAGTTATACTATCTATTCGTACGCCTTATTTGATAGCTAGCCCTTTTCCTTCTCCTGACCTTAAATAAGGTTGACCGTCGTATAGTCCGTAGGTATTAATCACCTTTAGGGGTCTGGCATTATAACCTTCTGTGTTGATTGGATTCTATCATAACTACTTAATTAGTAATTCTTAGTTAAACAATAGCTCTTTCCCTTTTATACGGTTGCATTTTAGAATGTCTAACTCTCTTTTTAGACTGATATTCAGCTGCTTTTCCTGATTGCTTAGAACCTGGAAAATGAGATTCTTTATAGGTCTTTCCCATGATTATAACACTCTAATTGCTTGTACTAAAAGGTCAAAGATATAAGCGCATCCCTTTTTGTTGAGATACTCAATTGTAACTTCTTTTTCATCCAGCATCATTTCAATTTGTGGTCTAGTTAACTTACCATCTTCAATTAATTTCCAAAAATTGGCATTAATTGCAGCGATATTCATTAGACCAGCTGCTGTACACACAGTAATAACATCTTTCAAGATGTTTTCAATCATTTGTTTATTTGAAGAACTAGTTACAAATTTACTTGTTTCAAGTATTTCTGTATGTACTTCTGATAAACCAAGCTTTTTAGCCATAAGAGCTACTGCTGTTACAATACTTTCCTGATTGATTGATGCAGGAATTCCAATAATTACAAAGTTTAAAGATTTCATTTGATATGAATTTAAAGTTGTTTATAAATTTCTTGACTATAGTACTTACCACATCTTTCACAGTAAGTTCTTTTAGTAATAGGAATGCTTAATTCATTGTTATTAGGCTCATTTTTCCATTTATGCCCATGAATTAAACATTGTGAACGTAATGCAACTTCTTTCTGCCGTTTAGGATTATCTAATAATTCTAATTCAGCAAGTCGCTTGATGTTACTATGATAGGCTTTTAGCCTTCTGTAACTACTGATTTTCAGTTTGATCTTCTTAAAAATATTCATTCTTTCATATTTAATAGTTTTAATTATACAATATTTTGAGGACGTCTAGCTGCAACTAGATGGTTTTATCAATCTTAATTATATATTAACACACATTTTTACTGTACGCTTACAGTAAATAAAGAAGGTATGTAACAGTTTATACAATATATTGCAGTATATTGCAGGCTTGACGATTCACATCGTTGTGTAACTTCTACACTAATACAGCTTAATTGAAATACTAATTAAAATGACTCTCACTTAGTTTTAACTCATAAGCAGATATAGCTGTCAAACTAATCTTATTGGAGTACATGGTTTTAACGTCTGCACTAATACTAATCTCCTCCACCTACCTTCAGACGACAGTAATACTGCCCTCTAAAATGATTAGATATAAGCCCCACATGTTTGTCACTGATTCTCACAGTAAGGAGGCAGCTGCATCTATTCTCACGAACTAATACAGCTTTGTATAATGAGATTTAAAGTTCTATTTTAACACTAACTTTCTAATGTACTGCGGCATGAATTGAGTCACTATTAAGTTGTGGTAATGAGGACCTTGGCATACTATCTGGTATATATTCTTTTTGTATATCCATACTCCTCTTTATTAATTTATCATAAAAGTCTTTGTTACTAATATAAATAGAAACAATTTCATGATTTGATAAATCTGTACCTTTAGTTACAAGTATTTGAGTTAGTACTTGTTCTGGCATAACCAAGAACACACTATCTACATACTTGTCTAATCTCATATTTTCACGCCATTGTAGCACTTCTTGTACTGTTGGTGCTACTACTTGTTCAATTGTGTCCGTTTCAGGGATTTGTTTTTCTTTAGGACTACGAGGTCTTGCACAACTGATAAAAATTGCTAATGCTGCTATTGCTGCAATTAGCCAAAATACGTATTTACTTTTCATTTTTGATAAATGTTGTTTAATCGTTTAACATGTTATAAATCTCTTCTACTGATTCTTTTGCTTCGAGAATCATAGTTTCTCCATCATCAAGTTTAGTAAAGATAGTTGATCCTTCTGAATAATCTTCTGATGGAAGAATTGAAGAGATAATACTTTTTCTTACAGCGGCTAGCTTTCCTTCTGATTCATTGTCATGTAATAATAAAAATTCACTCATTTTGATAATGTTTTAAGTTAATACTAAGTATATAAATGCTATTAATATTGCATCTATTACAATTAATACTCTTGTTACTGGATGTGTTTCATACCAGTTTTCAAATTTATCCCACCATATATCTGCTAAATCAGCTTGGTTTGATTTCTTTGTATCCATTGTCTTTATCTTTATATCCACTACCAAGTGTATATACAAAAGATAATACGCAGAATATAAATAGTGCGATTATCACTACTTTAGAGTAATACCAATAATTCCAATAATCGGTATATAACAGTCCGTACACTTCTTCATCAAAGAAATATATTCCTTGGTGTTCAATAATCATCACAGCTGCAAATAATGCAGTTATGAGTCCAAATAAAAAATACATTAATTTTTGCATAATAACTATTTATTGATTAAATACTATTTGCTGTAAATACTATTGCTGTTACCATTGCTAATAATACTAATAAATATATTAACAATCTGATAGTAATAACAATGCGCCAGAATCGCTCATTTCCCATATACTTTTATATTTATCATTAAGTCCTTTCCAAAAATCATATCCTTCTTTTGTACAATCCCATGCAAATGTACATTCGATTGCTGCATAAGGATCCCTTAATTTTGTATAAAGACATGATAGATTTATACTATGAACGATTGCATATTTACTAGTATTATCTAGAAATCTATCTAATACTCTTTCTTTAATAAGAAAAGTAAGTAATAGATATGGCATATTAAATAATATTTGCCTTCTAACTTTTTGTTTTTTTGTTAGTTTTTTCATTGATTGAATTGTACTTTTTTATGAATTTTAAATGTTACTTCAGTATCACTCTTAACTTCAATAGTAAAATGAGGAGATGATTTACTATCTATTCTCCGTTTGATCCATTTAACTACATATTCAGCAGTTAATACTTCAAATTGTAAATAACTACGCCATTTTCCACTTCTACCTATGTGTAGTTTTAGATTTCCTCTGTCAATGTTAGTAACAGGGTTAACGCGACTTTGTTTTGAATTAACTAATTTAGCTACTACTATGTCGCCAATTTTAAGATTCTGAAATTGCTCTAATGTCATATCTTTTAGTTTATTGATTAAACATATAAAGAGGACAGCTAATGCTGTCCCCTACTATTTACGCATAGTTACGTTGTCACTCTTTGTTCATCTAGTGACAGATGCTCAGAACTATTTTTCAAATCTAAAATAGTGAAAACTCCTTCATACTGAGTTTAGATAGTGCTTACAATAATTGTACCACACACTACGATGATACTAATACTACATGTAGTTGGCTCTGCATTTACAGGCTTGCCACTGTCTATGGCTGCATTACTATTGTAGTATAAATAACTCTAAATTAGTTTGAATACATCTTGCTAAGAGTTCGTACTTTCTGATAAAGTGTTTTCTTGTTTTCATAATGTTGATTTTAATGGAAATTTGTTTTTATTATGTTTTATATACTTTAAAACATTCAAATAATTATTAGCATTTAAGAAACAAAGCTTACACATAGATATATCTGCACAAGGCTTATAATAAGCGCAACTACTTCTATTATCATGTGCTCTTATAGCACATAAATTTGTAAGTTCAAGTTTGCTTATTTCTTTATAAGCTTTCTTAGACTTTAATACTACTCCACTTCGTATTATATTGTCTATCATTACTGGTTTAATTAATTTAGTCATTTCATTTTATCTTAATTTAAGTTAATAATCAGTTTAAAACACTACTATCTTCACAGACTGTAGTGTATGGTTAAGTAATAATAAAGTAAAGGATAGTATGGCTGTATCCTTATTAAGTTAAACGAAAAAATGCCAGTCTTTACAGCGCTGGTTTTCTGTTTAGTTACTATAAAGATAATCAAATCTAGATAGCATTGTTTATTCTATTAAGATAGGATATTACTATTACTGTAAATAATATTGTATCAATCTTTATCGTTATATTTTGCATACGTATATAGTCATACATATTTGTTATTGCTGCAAAATCGTCTACATTTTTAATAAACGTGATTAATACAAATAATATAAATATTGATATAGCACAACATCCTAATAATATTATAATTTGTGTTATATTATTTATAAACTTTATCATAGATATGTTCTTAATTTTCTAAGTCTTTAGTGTCTTTACCTAACATGCCTAGTATTATATAGATATTTAGGTTGATTAAACTAAGTACTATGAATATTCCAAGAAAATAACTTGTTAGTTTCGCACTCTCAAATATTATTCCTGTTATAATTGCTGCTATTGCTGATAATGCTGCAATTGCTGCACTTGTTTTAATGATTTTAGTTAGAATTTTCATGATGTAAAGTATTTTATAAATAAAATATATTGATTATATCATTGTCTGGTTTTGTTGCTTCTTTTTAAAAAAGGGCAGTGCTTTTGCACTGCTCCTTTATTATCTTCTTACAGGTCTGTTTGGTTGACGATTCTGAGGTTGTTGTTTTGGTTGTTCTGGTTCATCATTTATGATGTCAGGTTGTTCTTCCTCTTCTTCTGTTTCGTCATTCGCATTTGCTAAATATTCTTCAGCATCATACCATTGACCTTCATCAATACGATATGCTCTGATAGCATTTGCACGAGTTTTAAGCTCGTTTTCACTCATTATTGGTACTTCTTCGCCTTTTACAATTTTCATCAAGCAAGTAAGTTGGATGCTTGTGTAAATTCTAGCGTTGTTACCTTCCATGATTACATCACCTTTAGAATAGTTTCCTCTTCTACTATCTGTTTGATAAGTCATAACAACTGGTGCAATCTCTACACTTACTCTGTCTACATAAACAGGTTCTTTGTCGATTGCTTTGTTGTTAAATGCATCAATGATAGCATCTTCAAACTCTTGGCTTATTGTGCCTTCGTTATCTCTTTGAGGATAGAAGTTCATCTGATATTCTGATGAACGTCCTTTTACTGCTCTTTCTAGTAATGACATTTTCTCAGGCACAAATATTAATCTTAAATACTTGTGTCCTTTGTCTGCTTCAGATTGAAATTCAACGATTTCACTTCTGTCATAGTCTACTTTTACTTTCATAGTTGTTGATATTTATGGGTTTATAATTTGCGCTATATATTAATAAGAAGAGATAAAGGGATAAAATTAATTATCCCTTTATTTAATGGTTAGTTTGTGTGATAGGCACAACCACATCGTATCTTCCTTTACCAGTTCTTTCCATAATTTCACAATACTGATGTGCATCACTGATACCTTGTTCAGTTGCTGGAAATATTTCTACTATTGAAGGAGTAGTGTGTTCATACACTTTTACTACAAATACTGAGTTGTTGAAATCTGATTTAGCCATACTTTTACTTATTAATGTTACTACTACGGGGTCTTTCCCCTGATTAAAGAGAGAGGGGGCTTGATTTTGTACAGCTTCCCACACGCAGATTTCTTCACCAAAAAAATTTTTATATATTTTTATTTTAAATAATGTTAAAAAATAGCTATTAAACTTAAATAAATATTCATAATAAATGTTAATAATAACAACTAATATAGTTAAATATACGTTACTGTATACAGTAGATACAGTTAAATACAGTATGAATACAGAAGACATATTAGAAGAATTAACTAAAGTAGATGATGTAAGTCCCATTACTTTAGAATTAATCTTTACTTATTTATGACAATATTAGCAATTATATATACAGTAAGTATAATAACAATGATATACAGTTATATCACTGCCCCAGAAATAAATAACAAAGAATGAATTATTATTTTATAAGATAGAAAGACTAGCAATATTCTAATTGCCTTTACTTAAGTAAGATAAGTAAGAACTATAAATTAAATGATAATTATAGATCCTTTACTTTACCAGGACAAATAGAATATACTTTCTCTGAGGATTTATATAAACAGTTTAAGAAAGAAATAAATACAGTTAAATGACAGAATTTACTGCACTATGTTTAGTAGGTATGTTAGGGTGTCTAGCTTATATCATACTAAATAAATTAACAAAGTAATGTGCCCTAAGTACACGGGATCGTAGTACATTCCACGCTTAAAGAAGTTACTGTAAAGTAGAAGCGCACCAGGGAATCCTAATCGTAAGTAGGCTCAGTTTAGCTACCTTTCTGGCGGTCGTTGAATAAAAAGGTAGCCCCCTAAAACGGTATTACTATGGAAAAGAACGAACAAAAAAAAGCAGATAGAATTGAGTATGTTTTCAGGAATAAAACTTATATAGCTACTCCTGAACTTAGTAAAGGTTGTTGTGTAGGTTGTGCGTTTGTTAATAATATGAATTGCGCTAACTTTAAAGATAGAATGGATATATGTCATAAAGGATATATATTTAAGCGCAAATTTAATCATATGGATGAGTAACCTTACTTTACTTACTGCGTTAATAGATATTATAAAGTAAATATTATGGAAGATAAAGTACTAGAAACAGTGGTAAACGGATTGGAATATAGTTTTGAAAAAGATATATTGGTAAAACCTTTAGCTCCTATCATGGTTACTAAAGAATATACAGAGCAAATTCCTACTGGTGAAAAGGATGAAGAAGGTTTTAATAAGTATGAAGTAAAGACTCATACTAAAGAAGTTGAATCAGATTTTGCAAAAGGTATTGTTCTATCTATTCCAACCGGTGCTGATAGTACCATTAAGGTTGGTGATACTATAGTATACCCTAAGAAATTTGCTAAAGACTTTGATCTATTTAAAGACTCACAATTAGTTAAGCCATACGACGTTGTAGCCAAAGTCGTTAAATAAGCTATCATTCACGAATTGAATGTTTTTAGAGTATTAAATCGCTGCCCTGCCATCAAAGCGGGGCATTCTTTTTACTATTACTTTACTAAACATTAATAAATGTTAAATATTTTAAACACTTATTATATTAATACGTTTTAAGGGCATTATGGGAACAATAATAATAGTACTTGTGAGTATTATTGGTTTTGGTGCTCTCACTTATCGTCAAGGAAAGAAAGAAGGTTATGACCAAGGTAGAATTGATGGTTACGAAGAGTGTAAACAAAACTTTAATAAGATACAAGAATTTAAACAAAAGATATTAAATAAAAAGTTAGACATATGGAAGGATACAAAGTAATTAAGGATTTTAGCTTCGCTGAAAAAGGTGATGTGTTTACTAAAGTTGAAGATTTAAACTTGTGGGAACTTCAGAAATCTGAAGTAGTATCAGATACAGAAACTTATACTTCAATGGCATTTGATTCTTCTACTATGGAAGAATTAGCCAATAAAGATTATGTAATTTGGTACAGTGAAGAAGCACAAGAAGGTGTGGATGAATGTGAATGCTGTTGCGATAAGTTAGAGAAAGTAAAAGAATACGTTAATACTTTGATTGATACATATACTAAAGATTATAGCGAATTGATGAAGGATTATAATGAAGGCAATGTTCAACAGTGTGTTAAAGTAGAAGCAGAAACTGTATACCATAATTTAAATAAAGTTCTCAATAGTATTAAAGATTTGTTAGATGAATAAATTAGTAAAGACTGTTAATAAAGGCAATCTTTACTATGAATACCTTAACGCTTTAAATGGTATACTACAACTTACAAATAGGGAATTGGAGTTACTTACTAAGTTCGTTGAATTAGATGTGAACTTTACTCCAATACCTGGTGTAAGTAAAAATGTAGCTAATACTGACAATCGTAGGATGATTAAAAGTACTATGGGTATTACTCCAGATAACTTAAGTAGATATATAAGTAAGTTCAAGAAAGAGGGTCTTTTAGTACAGGGAAAAGCAGAAGATGAATTAGTAGTTAATAAGATACTAATTCCAGAGATAATAAAAGATAGGGTGCAAATAACATTAATACTAAGAGTAAATGAATAATAAAATAAATAATAAACATTTCTATATGATCTTTGACAATGGGCATATAGTACATGTAGAGAATAGAAGTAATAGGTTAGTACGATATTTCAGACATCTTTTTAACTTACGTTCTAATCTGAAATTAACTTCTTTCGTTCCGAAGAAACCTTACTCTAATAAAGAAATCAAGAAATTATCTGATATACTATACAGAAATCGCGATTTAGATGAATCTGATATTGTAGTAATAATAAATTCTATTAGACCTAATACTATCAGAGAATCTTTAACAGAGTTAGAAACTAGTGAATATTATATAAATGCAACAGCAAAAAAAGATATCAATTTACTCAAGTCTGGCAAACAAATATAATTTACCTTATCCTGTTATAGAAGTAATATGTAATAGTCCATTTAAGTTTGCTAAAGAAGTAATGTCAAATGATGAAGATACTAAAGATATTATGTTTGCTTACTTATTTAAACTTAAATTAAAAAAGAGATATAAAGAAATAAAATGAGACAGTTTATTGAAGAATGCTTAACGCCCAATTATAAGATTCACTGGTTAGATTCTATTTACTTTGATCCTGTATTACTTAACAATATACAGATGTATGTAGCAATTAGTGACAGTAGACTATTAAGAATATGATACTAAGAAAGTTTAATAATATGTATCCTAGAACACTTTGGATAGCTATAGTAGAGAGTGAGGAAGATATACAGTTTCTATGCAAGAAGTTCTCTATATTAGAGATTACTCCAGAATTCAATAAGATACTAGAAAATGCTCAAGATGTAATGACTAATGCTTATCATTATGATGTAGTAGCTGAATGTAGACCTGTTATTCAAAACTCTAACTATTTTAATGGAATACTATGTATAATATATAAGCCAGAGTTAGTAGGTAGTGATATTATAGCCCACGAATCTGTTCACGTCTCTGACTATTACTTTGAAATTACAGGTATGCACGGTGAAGATTTTTCAACTGGTGGTAATGAAGGATATGCTTACTTAGTTGGTTGGGTTGCTGGATGTTTTATTAAAGTAATGAAAGAATATGGAAAGGCAGAGTAAAGAAGATTCGTTAGCTCTATGGGAGTTTGAGAAGAACAATACTAAACAGTTAGGTTCTAATATTAGTGAAGAGTTAAAGAAGTTAATGGAAGTTGCAGATAAGAAGATCAACAACTATTCCTTAACATACAATGAATTCATGGATGATATTCTAGAAGGTTTAGCTAAGTTGAAAGATACAGATAGTATTGAAACTAGACAGTTACAGATAAAAGGATTGTACAACTGTTTAACTAATAAGTATATTGAAGATGGAGAATGACGGTAAGAAATACGATTATGGTAAAGTAAGAATGGATTTGATTCCATTAGATGTAGTTGAGAATGTTGGTAAGGTACTTACTTATGGAGCTCAGAAATACTCAGATAATAGTTGGCAAAATCTTCCAGATTTTTGGAAAAGATATAAAGCAGCATTACTAAGACATCTTACTGCTATAGATAAAGGAGAATTAATAGATCCTGAAAGTGGACTACCTCACATAGATCATGTACTTTGTAATACGGTATTCTTAGATTGGGGATTTCATCATGGTAAAGCGATTAGTATTAATACAAAAGATATTGAACAAGATAAATAATTATGGAACAATTGAAATTTAAAAAGTTAGATTACTCAGTAAAGAAAGAAGACGGCACAGAAGAGATTAAAAAGTCTGAAGGTAAGTTGCCTACTAGAGCTACTAGTAGCAGTGCAGGATTAGATCTATATACTACTCGTATTACTCAAGAAGTAGATAATAGCGGTAAGTTAGTACTAGTATATCACACTGATATTGCTGTAGAAATTCCTGAAGGATATGTTGGATTTATCTGTATGAAATCATCTATCTCTAAAAGATCTATTATTATGTGTAATGGTATTGGAGTGATTGATTCTGATTATCGTGGAGAGTTGATGGCTAAATTTAAAGTAACTACAGATGCTATTCCTACAGTATATACTACAGATGAACCATTTGCTCAGTTAGTCATTGTTCCTTGTTCTATATTAGAACCCACTTTGGTAGAAGAATTGAGTGAAACAGAAAGAGGAGAAAAAGGATTCGGAGAAGCTACAGCAGAACAAAATAATGAAATTAAAGAAGTAAAAGAATAATTATGGAAAATCTAGATATTACAATTATTCCTGTAAGTGCATCAGGTGTTGGAAATTTTATTGAAGTTCGTATTAATGGTATGTTATATAGAACAGAGATTGTACAAGGTGAATTTACAGAAGATGCAATGAAACAATCTATGGAGAAACTAATGCCTACTATTCCTACTGAACAACAGGAACCTGTAGAATTAAAATTTTATCAGCTATTAGATGCTATTGCAAATACTAAAGCTGAAGAAGAGTATAGAGCTCAGCATCCTGAGGAGTTTATGCCAGAGAATTTTGAACCCAGTGTTGAAGAAGTAACTGATGAAATTATTTGATATAAATGGTGGTAAAGTAGTAATACACCCTGACGCTTTGGGTCTCCCATTCTTTAAAAAGTTATGGGAGGCTGATAAGCCAGACAAAACACAAGCTACAAATGTAATAAGTTATATAGTACTTATGTGGTATTTTAAATCTCCATATGTACTTCAGTTAGAACCAGATATCAGAGAAAAGAAGCTTAAGTAGTTATACTTTGGTGATGAGAATTATAATCTTACAGTAGAAGAGAAGTCCTGTGAAGATGATTATAAGAAGCTAATATACACTAGGAATCTGAGGATGCTGGATAGTATGAGAAACAAAGTAGATACTATTAGTAAGTATTACGAAGATTCTCTAGAAGAGCAACTAGATGAAAAGAAGATTAAAGATCTATTAGCTGGTATGGAAAAAGTAAAAGCTACTTTTCAAACGCTAGATTTCCTCGAAAAAGCAGTTAAAGCTGAAGAAGTTAGTACTACTAAAGTACGTGGAGATGCTCAGATTAATCCTTATGAATTAGCTTAATTTGTGCAAATTATACACAAGTTTATAACAATAAATTAATAGGTACGTTATATGAATATAAATAAAGAAACTATGAAGAAAGTACTTGTTTTAACAGAATGCAATAGCACAGAAGAGATTTGTGATGTGCTTGAAAAAGAAATTGATAACAAACAAAAAGCAGATAAAGCAGTTAAAGAAGTTGGTGAATATTTAATTGAAGAATATAAGAAAGAAGCAGTAGCTGAGCCTAATAAGAAAGGTGTGATCAAGCGTACTATTCATTGGCTAAAGAGTTTGTTTAAGAAATAATCTCGTTGAACTGATAGAGAGGTCTGACAGGGACAGACATTAAATATTCCCTGGCACACTCCCCTGTAGTATATGTGGTTAATACACTAGTCTCTAAAACTGGAGTACTCAGTCGGATCTGAGCGGGGGGACTAATAAAGAATAAACTATGATTGACTTCTAGAAGAAAATAATAAATAGTGATAAGTTTAGAGAACCAGCTCTGTAGTTTTTAACTACAGGGCGTTATTGTTTATATCCAGCTGGTTCATCAGAATACTTTCAATACTGGGACGAATAGAAAGATCGTTGTATTAATGGTTATACCGCAGAGGATGGAGATTACATCACTGGGTATAACTATTTTTATATTAATTTTTGTCCAATGCAACGTATAGTTAACACTGTTACTAAATTACCTAATGGAGAAACTAAAGTAAAGAGAGATAGTGTAGTAACATTCCCTGATTTCTATGACTATGACTATTTTTACTTCTAGGCAGTACAGGAAGCAGAAGATAAAGGAAAACATATATGTCTACTTAAATCACGTCGTAAAGGATATAGTTACAAAGGTGGAGCTATGGCGTGTCGTAATTATTATTTGATACCTAATAGTAAAACATATATATACGCTTCTAACAAGCAGTATCTTACCGAAGATGGTATTCTTACTAAAGCTTGGGACTATATGGACTTTATAGATAAGAATACAGCTTGGGGTAAGAAACGATCTGTTAACAGTACTATGCGTAAACGAGCTGGATTCTGGACTAAAGATGAATTTGGCAATGAAGTAGAAATGGGTTATAAGTCAGAGATTATTGGCGTTACTTTGAAAGATAATCCTGATGTAGTACGTGGTAAACGTGCCAAATTAATTCTATTTGAAGAAGGAGGTTCGTTCTCAGAATTAGGTGCAGCGTGGCAGATTGCTAGACCTTCTGTAGAACAAGACGGTGTAGCATTTGGTACTATGATAGTGTGGGGAACTGGTGGTGACGAAGGCTCTGCATTTGAAACTATGAAAGATATGTTCTATAATCCAGATGGATACAATTGTTTAGGATTTGAGAACATATGGGATAGTACACCTACAGATAAATTGTGTGGATTCTTTGTTCCATAGTATACTAATCTAGATACTAGAGATGATGATGGTAATAGAATATACATGGATGATGATGGTAATACTATTACTAAACCTTCCCTTGAATTTATATTAGATGAACGTAGAAAGGTAATAAGTACAGCTACTAATACTACAGCTATAGACCGTTATGTTGCAGAGCGTCCTATTACTCCACAAGAAGCAATGCTAGAATTTAACGGTAATATATTTCCTAAGAAAGAATTACAGGAGCAATTAGGACTTATTCGTACTAATACTTAGTTATAGAATCATAAACAAGTGGGTGATTTAATATTTGATGAGTCTGGTAGTATCAAATGGATACCTAAGAAACACGGTGATGTTACTAAGTATCCACTTGGTAAAGATGATGATCCTACTGGTTCAATAGTTATATGGGAACATCCAGCTAAAGATGCAACAGCTGGATTATATATAATAGGTGTAGACCCTTATGATCATGACTAGTCTGGTACTAATTCATTAGGATCATCTATAGTATATAAGAGGTTTTAGAACTTTGAAGAGTACTATGATATTATAGTAGCTGAATATACTGGTAGACCTGCAACAGCTGAGGAATACTATGAAAACTTACGTAAGTTAGCATTATACTATAATGCGCGTATAATGTATGAAAATGAACGCAAAGGTCTATTCCCTTACTTTACTGCTAAACATTGTGATTACTTATTAGCTGATCAACCTGATATTATTAATGATATAGTTAGTAATTCTAAAGTACAAAGAAGAAAAGGTTGTCACATGAATAAGTAGATAAAGCAATGGGGTGAAGGTATGATAAAAGAATGGTTGAATGAAGAGTATGCACCAGGTAAGAAAAACCTAACTAGGATACTATCAGAGCCGCTATTAGAAGAGCTAATAAGCTATAACGATACAGGTAACTTTGACCGAGTAATGGCGTTGATGTAGGTTATGATATATAGAGAACAACTGTATAATGTAGTTGTTAAAAAGAAAGAAAAAGAAAACAAATAGAAGATGCTCTTCGATGGACCAATTTTTGCGCAGAGTTGGTTCAATGATGATACTCCTAGAGTATTTTCTAATGACGATAATGTATATACATTTTAACTATGAAGAATACTAAAAGTTTCCCTGCACAGAAACTACCAATGTCAAAGAAGACACAAGCCTGGAAAGAAGCCTGCGTAGACTATGTAGTAGGCGCTGGAGATTCAGGATTTGGTGGTAATGGTAGATCTAGATCTGACGAGATGTAGACTTACTATGATTTATATAATAGCATATATAATGAAAAGGATCTTAAATATGTAACTAATCCATTTAAACAAGATGATGGATTTCCTGCTATGGCATAGGATTATAATATCATCAAACCATATGTAGATCAGTTACTTGGTGAAGAAACTAAAAGACCTTTTAATTTTCATCCACAACGCACAAGTGATATAGCTGCTAGTGAACTATAGGAAAAAGCCAAAGAAATGCTAATGGATTATATTCAGGCTACTATAGCTAGTAAGTTAAGTCCAGAACAAGCAGCTAGATATGAACAAGCATTAGCTACAGGAGAAATCTAGACTCCGGAAGCTATAGCTAAGTATCTATAGAAAGATTATAAGGATATAGCAGAAACTGAAGCTTATCACGCATTGCAATTCCTAAAAAGAAAGTTGAATCTTACCCACGAATTCTATAAAGGTTGGAAAGATGCTTTAATAGGCGGAGAAGAAATATACTACATAGGTGTAATCAATGGAGATCCTTATGTAGAAAGAGTAAACCCTATGTATTTTGATTATGAACATTCTTTAGACTTAGAATTCATAGATGATGCAGCTTGGTGTCGTAGAAAGATGATCATGTCTGCTACTGAAATATACGACAGATTCTATGATAAAATGTCTGAAAGACAACTAAATGAGTTATTAGAACTTATTGATCAAAGACCTGGAGCAGGTAATAATCCAGAGATAAGAAAGACTAGTATAGATTATGAATCTATTAAACTACACAAGATTAATAGTTTTACAGATAATCCATTTGATATAGATCATATAGTAGTATATCATTGCTGTTGGAAGTCTTTCAAAAAGATAGGATTTGTTACTTTACTAAACCCAGAAACTGGAGAAGTTGAAGAATTTCAAGTAGATGAAGATTATAAAGTAACAGGTACAGAACAATCTGTAGAATGGGATTGGATTATTGAAGTATGGGAAGGATATAGAATCGGTGATGATATGTATATAGGAATTCAGCCTATTGAATATCAACATATATCTGCTGATAATCCTAATTCACAGAAATTGCCTTACACTGGTGTAGTGTATAACAATACTAATAGTAAGCCTAGATCATTAGTAAGTATGATGAAACCGTTACAGTATATGTATATTGTAGTATGGTATAGACTTGAATTAGCATTATCTAGAGATAAAGGTAAAGTAGCAGTAATGGATATTACTTAGATACCTAAATCTATGAATATTGATGTTAACAAGTGGATGCATTACTTGAGTGCATTAGGTGTAGCTTTTATTAATCCATATGATGAAGGGTGGGATATACCGGGACGTGAAGGAGGTAAACCATCTCAATTCAACTAGTTATCTTCTTGGGACTTAACTATGAGTAATGTAATAGCTGAGTATATTCAATTAATGTAGAAGATTGAAGATATGGTAGCCAAGCTTACTGGTATTACTCCACAAAGACAAGGACAGATTGCTGCTAGTGAATTAGTAAGTAATGCTAATACTGCTGTTAATATGTCTTATCATATTACTGAACCTTGGTTCTGGAATCACAATTAGGTAAAAAGAAGAGTATTAACTATGTTGTTGAATACTTCTAAAGCTGCTTGGAAAGATAGTAAGAGATACTTGAATTATATATTGGATGATGCCACTAGAGCATTTGTACAATTATCTGATAATTTCTTCTATGAAGATATGGATATATTTGTAGATGATAGTACTAAGAATCAACAATATATAGATCAATTAAAGCAACTGTTACAACCTGCTATGTAGAATGGTGCTAGTCTATTAGATATTGCTGAAATCATTACTTTAGATAACATGAGTATGATTAAGAATAGACTTGAGGAAATTGAACAGAAAAGAATGGAACAGATGCAGCAACAGCAACAGGCTGAACAACAAGCTCAACAGCAGATGGCAGAACAACAGAATCAGCTTAAAGAAGAAGAACTTATGCTTAAGGAAGCAGAAATGGATCTTGAAAAATATAAAGTAGATCAAGACAATGCTACTAAAATTACTGTAGCACAACTTAATGCTTATCGTGGTGCTGAAAATATGGATCAAGATATGAATGGAATTCCTGATCCAATTGAAATAGGAAAACAAGCACTAGAATAGTAGAAGATAAATTCTGATATTGCTACTAAACAATTAGAACTTAATAATAAGCGTAGAGAGATAGAGCAGAAGAGAGAAGCTGAAAATAAGAAGATACAGCTTGAAAAAGATAGAATGAAGCATGAAACTGAGTTGCAACGTATGTCTGATAAAGCTGCACTTGAACGCGAGAAATTAAAGGCAAAAACAGCTTTAAGAAATAAAGTAGTAGGAGAATCCAAATCTAAATAAGTATGAACTGGTTTAAAGAAACATGGTGGTTAGTAAAGCAGCTATTTACTACTACTAAAAATAAAGACAAAGTATAGTATAAGCATATGGATCATTATCCTTTTAGTGGATACTCTGCAATGAGTTGGTGTGGGTATATTTTAACCAAAAAGAAAGAATCTGATATTAAAACTACTACTTGGAATCACGAAAATATACATTTATAGTAGGCTAAAGATAAAGGTAGTTGGTTAAAGTATTATGCTGATTATGTATGGGAGTGGATTAAAGGTAATCCTATTACTTACCCGGCATCTTCTGCATACTATACGATCCCTTATGAAATGGAAGCATATGCAAACGAAGATAAATCTGATTACGAAATTAATACAAATAAGTATAAAATAAAAAATCGTAAAAAGACTTACAAAGAGAATAGGAAAAATTGGTTTAACTATATTAAAACTTTATAATTATGGCATGTGGTGGAAAGAAAGGTGGCAAGAAGTCATCTAAAAGTGGAAAGAAAAGTAAATAATTATGAAACGTGAAGCATTTAGATAGAGAATGCAACAGTATAAGTAGGCTAGGGAGAATAATCCCTAGCTGAAGTACTGGGATTGGAAGAAGTATGCAGATGGTGGTATTATAGATGAAGATCCACCACAGAATACTAGTGAAAGACCTATTACTAACTTTGATCCTAAAGGAGATCCATATAATCCTACATATGGATATAACCCAGGTGCAGGTTATGTTTCAAATTCAGATCCATTAGGTAGTTTATATGTAGAAGGAGCTTTACTTAATCCAGTATTTAAATTAGCAGGTAATGCTGCTTATCTTCAATTTGCTACACCTGGATAGTATACAAAATGGTTTAACAAGATACCTTTACTTGGTACTTATCCAATAGTAAATAAACAATTTTAGAATTATGAAGAAGATAAAGATAAAGCCAGAGAATAGAGGTAAGTTCAATGCAACTAAAAAGAAGACAGGAAAGACAACTGAAGAGCTAACTCACAGTAAGAATCCTGTAACAAGAAAAAGAGCAATATTCGCTTAGAATGCTGCTAAATGGAATAAAGGTAAAAAGAAGAAAAAATAAATCTAATTAAATATTTTAATTATGGATAAAAAAATGACATTAGGTGGATTTGAAGCTGTACTAGATAGCTTTATCCCTAATCCAGACGGTGGTTTTAGAAATTCAAATGTTGATGAAAACATTAATGTTAACGCTGATGAATTTGAATCACTAGACGATGAAGAATTGGAAGATATTAAAAATAACAATATCGAAGTAAAGAATAAGAAAGAAAAACCAGTAGAAGAACAAGATACTGAGGAAGAAGAAATCGAAGAAGAAGATATTGAAGATAAACCAAAACGTAAGCCTGGTAGACCTCGTAAAGAAGAAACTGTTGAGGAAGAAACAGAAGAGGAAGAAGAGGTTGAAGATAATAATGAAGAAAATGTTGTTACTAACTTCTTTGACGCTATGGCTGAAAAACTCAATTGGGAATTTGAAGAAGGAGAGGAAAAACCTAAGAGTGTAGATGAGTTAATTAATTACTTCCAAAATGTCATTGAAGAAAATAGTAAGCCTGAATACTCTAGTGAAGAAGTTGAAGCACTAGATAATTTCGTAAAACAAGGTGGAGATTTAAAGAAGTATTTAACTATTGATGCTGAATTAGATTTAGATGATATTGACATTGAAGATGAAACTAATCAGAAATTAGTAGTAAAACAGTTACTTAAAGAAAAAGGGTTCTCTACTAAGAAGATTGATAAGTTAGTAAGTAGATACGAAGAAGCTGGATTACTTGAAGATGAAGCACAAGACGCTTTAGAAGATCTTAAAGAGATTAAAGAGGAAAAGAAGAAACAGCTATTAGAGGATCAGAAAAAGGCTTATCAGATATAGTTGCAGAGACAACAGCAATTCTACGATAACGTTGTTAGCGAAATAAAAGGCTTAAAGAATATACGTGGTATTACAGTCCCTGAAAAAGATAAAAAGGTTTTAATGGATTATATACTTAAGCCAGACACAGACGGTAAAACAAAGTACCAAAAGGACTATGCTAAGGGTGGTGTTAAGAATCTGATAGAATCAGCATACTTTACAATGAATGCTGACAAACTTATTGAGGCTGCTAAACGTGAAGGAAATAATTCAGCTATTGATAAGTTTAGACGAAGTTTAAAATCTAGTAGTATTACTACTAAATCTAGAAAACAAGCTACGGGTTCTGATGATGATCCAATTTGGTTCTCAGCTGCACGACAACTGCGTATATCATAATAATTAATTATATAAATAAAAAAATTAAATTACTAGTATTTTATGGATAATAATATTCTTAATAACCTCCAATTATACAAAGGTAAATGGTTTTCTGATTTGATCGACACTAATAAGATTAGTCTCGCTTCTCAGCAAAGACCTTATGAGGTATCTACTATCCTGTCATACGTATTTGGTACTAAAGATAATGGTTACAGTACTTCTCTTGATATGTTGACAGGTGGTCTTGGAAATGTAATGACTATTGATCAGCCTTCATTTGAATGGGGTGTTATGATCGACCAAGATAGAGCTGTTACAATTCGTGACGCTAAATGGAATGGTGCTGCAATTGGTGAAAATTCTACTCCAGGTTTGGGTAATACTCCTATTACTTTGTGGTTGGAAGATGCATGGTTTGGTCCTGGTGCTACTATCGAATTTGATGATAAGAGTCAAGCACGTATTCAGGACGCTCCGTATCAAGATGGCAACCTGTATGTTTATACAGTATTTGTATCTAATGGTAGTCCCGCTTCTTATATTGACCCTGCTGTTTTAGCTTCTGGTTGTCAAGTAAACCGTTTGGCTTCTGCTTATGAAGAATACAGTGAAGAGGCTGATATCCTGAACTACAATACTCACTTCAAGATGCGTAACTATTTGACTACAGTACGTCTGTCTTATGATATCACAGGTTCTGCTTACTCTACAGTTATGGCAGTAGCTTTGAAAGATCCTAAGACTGGTAAAACTTCTTACTTGTGGTCTACATTCCAGGAATGGGTTGCAATGCGTGAGTGGTACAAACGTCTTGAAAGAGCTTTGGTATACAATCAGAACAACGTAAACAAAGATGGTTCTTGTAATCTGAAAGGTAAAAATGGTCGTCCTGCATTTATTGGTGCTGGTTTGTTGGAACAGATTGCTCCGTCTAACAGACGTTATTATACTCGTTTGACAGCTGAACTGTTGGAAGACTTCTTGTTTGACCTGTCTTACAATGTATTGGGTACTAATGAACGTAAGTTCGTTGCCTTGACTGGTGAAATGGGTATGCGTGAATTTGACCGTGTGCTTAAAGAAAAGATGGCTAACATGAACTTGATTGACACAGTATTCGTAACCGGTTCTGGTGATAATTTGAAGTTCGGTGGTCAGTTTAAGACTTACGCAATGTCTAATGGTATTGAATTGACTTTGAAGTATTTCCCGTTGTATGACAATACTACTTATAATCGTCAGTTGCATCCTGTTACTTTGAAACCGTTGGAATCTTACCGTATGACATTCTTGGATTTGGGTCGTCGTGATGGTGAAGCCAATATTGTTAAAGTAGTTCGTAAAGATCGTGAATTCGTTAACTGGTGTACAGCTGGTTCTGTAACTCCTGCTGGTTACGCTCACTCTAACACAGAAGTTCGTTCTAACGCTAAGGATGGTTACTCAGTACACTTCTTGGGTGAAGTCGGATTGATGTTGAAAGATCCCCGCGCATGTGGTGAGCTCATTATGATGGCAGAATAATTTTAAAAATTTTACAGCTTGTGGCAACCTTTTAAAATATTTTACGTTATATGTATATAACATTTAAATAAAGTAAAGTATGAAAGCCACAATTTATAAAATTACAAATACAAAAAATAACATGATTTACGTAGGTCAGACTAAACAGACCTTAAATAAACGTTTTTCTGACCACGTGAATCACGCTTTTAATAGCAAAAGACCAAATGATATAGGATGCAAATTATATCAAGCTATGCGTGAAAATGGTATAACTTGCTTTACAATAGAAGCTATTGAAGAGTTAGATGATACTAGATATAAAATAGATCAACGTGAAATATACTGGATAGCTACATTAAATTCTACAGATCCTAATATTGGATATAATGTAGATAAAGGTGGGCATGTTATATCAGATAAATGCCGTAAAGCTAGAATATCACAGCTTTTAGGTTCTAAACTAGAAGGTAAAATGTTAGATATTGCTAGAGAAAATGGAATGAAAATAGCTAAAGCCGTGTGTCAATACGACGTAAATACTGGAGAATTAATAGGTGAATATCCTAGTATTATTGGAGCAAGTAGAGCTACAGGATGTGATAGACGTACTATTCAGAGACAATTAAGCGGAGAATCTAATATTGGTACGGCTCATTCTATTAGCAACCTAAAATACATTTGGAAATACAAAGAATAACTTGAACACTCTAATTTTATAATTATGGAAGTAATCGTTAGAATAACTAAATAGAACCCGTGGACTGGATTAGTAAAATGGTCTAACTGCTTTGATTACTTGAGTTCATATTGGACAAGATCTGGTAGCCGTTACACAGGTCTAACTCAAGATAAAGCTAGAGAACTAGAATAGAAAATGGGTAAAGCTGAAGGAGAATTAGATCCTGATAGTACATTTTGGGATACATTTGCAATTAAGATTGGTAAGAAAGAATTAGTAATTAATACCGATAGACCTGAAGGAGAATTGCAATATTTATTCCTATTAGGACATAAGAGAGTAGCAAATGGCATTGATAAAGTAACTCCATCTACTGATTATGTACTTATAAATAAAGAAGCTGAAGCAGAACAAATTAATAAAGCTAACAAAGTTAAACGTGATGCTTATAGAGCATTAGATAAGATGAGTCTTGAAGATATGCGCAAATGTCTTAGACTATTTGGAGTTAAAGCTGACACTATGTCTAATGAATTAGTTGAAGCTAGACTTGGTGAAAACGTAGAAGCTGATCCAGCAAGATTTATTAGAATTTGGGTAGATAATCCTAATAAAGAAATTAACTTTGTAATTGAAGAAGCTTTAAGTAAAAATATTATTCGTAAGAACAGAGCATCATATTACTTTGGTACTGATCTTATTGGTAACGGTCTTGAAGATGTAATTGCATATTTGAAAGACAAAAAGAATCAAGATATTTACTTAAGTATTATGTCTGAAATAAAATCTAAATAATGACTAGAGAACAATTTCACTCATATTTTAAAGTAGCAATGGACAAGAACTCTCAAAGCGTAGCCTTTGGGGGTTGTCCTGCTTTCTTACCAGAAGAAATAGATTACTGGTTAGATCAAGGTTTATACCAAGAAATCAGTAATAAGTTTACTGGCAATAACTACTTAAAGACTAGCTTTGAAGGATCTGTAAAACGTATTCACGATTTAGAAAAATTAGTACGTACAGATGTTAACGTTGTTGCTAATACTGAAACAAATTCAAATAGATGTTATGTTACTAACTTATTCAATGGTGACAGAATGTTCTTTGTAGATGCAGTGTTAAACTTCAATAGTAACAAAGCTACTATAAAATTAATAGATCATTCTGACGCTACTAAGTTCAAGAAGACTTACAATAACAATCCTTGGATAGAAGATCCAGTAGCTGTAATAGAAGATAATACTCTATATATCTATTATGATTACTTAGCTATGAGTAGTAATAGCTATTCTGTAGATATTACCTATGTTAAGTTTCCTACTAAGATAGAAGACTTACCAGCTGAAGGTATGAGTGAAATACCAGAGTATATGTAGTTTGAAGTAATTAACAGAGCTGTAGAACTAGCATTAGAAGATATTGAGTCTAAGAGAATATAGACTAAATCACAGTTGAACCAAATAGATGAATGATTATGACAAATCGTGGATTTCAAATCGAGTTTGAACGTAGGCTATAGTTAATGGATCCTAATTTAGTTATTAAGGATAAGCTATCCTCAGACACTATTATCTCATTCATTAATGAGGCAATTGATAAATTTTATAAAACAAGATACTCAGGTATTAACTTTAAAGCTCAAGGATTTGAGTAGACAGAAAAGCGTATAGATGATTTGCGTACTTTAGTTCGTAAAAAGAACTATTCTAACACTTAGATAATTAAAGGAGTTAGAAACTCATACTCAGTAGAATTACCAGATGATTATGTATTATTACTTGGAGATACTGCTGGTATACAGCCGAGTGATGAATATCCTAACGAATGCTGGGAAAAAGACGATTTAGGTGCATATATAGTTAAGTATACAGATACGTTAGAATCTACAATTGAAACATTAGATAGACAATTAAGTAATTCACTATCTGAACACAAATTAAAATATTGTCAAGCTAGACCTTTAAAGTTAATTCAAGATAATAATGTAATATTATACACAGACGGTAAATATAAAGTAAGTGAATATGAGATTACATACTTAGCTAAGCCATCTAAAATTAATTCAAGTAATATTACTAATACCGAATATACAGATTTGCCAGAACATACACATATGGAAATTGTGAAAATGGCAATCTAGATTTATCTTGCTACTAAACCAATGTAGCACTATAATGCTTATTCCAACGAAATTGCTTCAATGGAATAAGAAAGTATTAATTATTTTTAAGCGTTTGTCTGACGTGGAAATCTGCAATAAGGAAAGTAGAAAGACAAACAAAGACAGCGCGCATTGTCTAATCCGTTAATTATGAACGAAAAATTATATTGTCACGTTTGTAAAGAATTCAAAGAGACTTCTCAATTTTCTCCTTGTAAGAAAGCTAAACTCAGAAATGGAAAAAGTTATGTATGTAAACAGTGTCAAGCTTTAGCTTAGAGACAAAGAAGAGAGAAACAAAAAGATATAGATTTATTAGATTTTACTTTAAAGAAAAGATTGTATGATGCTTAGAATAGAGCTAAATCTAAAAATCAATACTATGATATTGATCTAGAATTCCTATATCAATTGTGGAATTAGTAGGAAGGTAAATGTGCTTTAACTGGAATACCAATGACTACAACAAAACACGGTAGAACTAATACTAATGTATCTATAGATAGAATAGATTCTTCTAAAGGTTATACTAAAGATAATATTTGGTTAATATGTTCTGCTGTTAATTTTATGAAATCAAATTTGAATTTAGAAGAATTTAAACAATATTGTTAGGCTGTAATTAACTATAAAAAATAAAAAAATTATATATGATTACTAGAACAGATACCGTACTTATCGGTAAAACATGTCCAGCATCTTATACTACAGTAGATAGTCTTACTCAGGGTGCTGTAGCTCTGTTCGATGAGAATAAGAGCTTGATTAAAGATGAAGCTAGTGCAGTAAAAGCATCTACAGTATATATTGGTGTAGTTGGTGATAATATGACTATCGCTTTACCTAATGGTACTAGTGCTACTAAACGTTCTGTAGAGTATTCTAACGCAATTCAGAAAGCTTCTAAACCTTCTTACGTAATTGGTGATTATGTTGCACCAGTTCAAGAGAAAATCGAAATTGATTTAACTAGTGCTACTGTTGTTATCGGTCACAGATATGTTTTGCGTATTGTTTACAAAGACATGTATGAAGCTCCGGGACAATTCACTCATACCTATGAAGCAATTGCTACAACTGAAACTGCTGATGATTTAGGTAACGCATTGTTGAAGAAGATTAACAAACATGCAAATCGTAGAGTAAATGCTACATTTGCAAGTCATAAATTGACACTTACAGCTCTTCCTAAAGATGATAATGAAGGAGTTTACTCTTTGAATGAGTATTCTGTAGTTTCTATGGAAGCTTCTCTGTATGTTACTATTCCTGGTGCATTATTGTCTAATGTTCCTGAAGCAGTACCTGGTGCAACTATTACTAAGACTGTTGGTAAACCTGGTAAAGGTTACTGGAAACAAGTACGTGATATGGAAGTACGTATGTTGGGTTATAAGGGTCATGTATTCACAGATGCATATCCTATCATTGAACCTAAACGCAATGTTACTGAAGGTGCATCTTACGATTACATTACTATTGAGAATGACAACTTGTACTTGTCACCTGACAATCAATACATTAAAACTACGCCGTTAACTACTGAATTGTATGTTGAAGAATCTGCTAACTTGAGTGCTTCTCAGTTTGTTAAGAATCTCAAAGCATTTATTACAGGTGTTAATAGTGCAGCATAATACGGTTTCTTTATTTAAAAAAACCAGGCGAGGTTGAGGTTTATCCTCGGCTTCGCCTTTTTAATTTTTTGTAGATATGAAAATAATTAATGCAACATTAAATAACGATACTATAACTATAACTTTAGATGCTAAGGCTAATGTACATAAGGTTTATCTAGATTCAATAGTAAATCAAAAGAATATGTATTCTGATGAAGATGATAAACACACTCATGTAATATCTAACTTTGTTACTTAGGATAATACTGTTATTGTTGATATTACTGAGTATAATGAAACTTCTTTTATAGTAAGCGTTCTTACATCAGAGAGTAATAGAGATGAAGCTATAGCAATAGATCAGAATGAATTATATTTAGCTAAAGTAAATCTACTTACTACATATTGTAATACATGTTTAGATAAACATTAGAAGCATATAATAATGATGTGTGATTTTAGATCATAGTTATTGTAGTATGCTTTAGAGCACAATCTTACTAAAGACGCTATTGAACATTACATAGATCTTAGTAGAATGTTAGGTATGATAGATTATCATAATTGTAGTAAGTGCCTATCTCCTAATAAAGTGTGTAAATGTTGTAATGGTATGTGTGCGCTATGATAAAAGAAGAATATAAAAATGGATGCAGATTGAAAGAATAGGTAAAATATAACATTGATTATGATGATTGCCAAATTCTTAATCTAACCTGTGCTAATTACATATATGATTTAGTATAGGAATCTTCTAAATATGAAACAAAATTAGAAGACGTTAAAAAGATGTTATATATGATAGAAAAGTTATTAGGACACGAAGTACAATATGATATTCCAGAATATCATGGAGATAATAAAAAATGTTATTTTGGTGTAGTATCAGATAATTTTGTTATTAATGAAAACAATATAAAACAATTAGATTATGTACTACAAGATACAAAAGAATTTGTTGAAAGCTTTAGTACTGATTATCAAAAGATATTATATTGTTATCCTAATGAATTTGGAGATATAAATAGCATAAAGGATCAAAATCAATTTGAGATAAAAGAGTCATTTTAGAGGAATGCTGTAACTATAGATGGTATATTATATAATGTATATATACTGAAAGACGCATCCACAGTAGATAATTATAAAATATATTTTATATGATACAGGTAGCTGATAATTTTAACTATAGAGGAAAAAAGCCTAACTTTGATAGAGATAGTTTTGATACATTGTAGGATATGAAGAACTATTCTGAAAATAGTTTAGATGATGGTCATATATCTTATTGTAAAGAAACTGATAAACATTATAAGTTTAATTCTAATAATCAGTCAGATCCTACTACTGGTAAATGGGTAGAATAGCACGAAGCTGTTCCAGCTGATGAAGAAGATATAACTGAACAAAATGGTACTCTATAGTTAGCAAATAAAACTTATGATAAATAGTCTTTCAGTGGTTTAGGTAGAGTGTATCTAAGAAAGAATATAGTAGGTGATAAGAATGTTCTTACTTAGGCTATGATCAATAAAGCTAATACTATATATGTTATTCAGTATGACTATGATTTAAAAGAAGCTAGTATAAATATTCCAGAAAATTGTGTTTTATAGTTTGACGGTGGTAGTTTAAGTAATGGTACCATTACAGGCAATGGTACCAGTATAGATTCAATTCCAATTTATATATTTAAAGACATAATATTTGAAGGGACATTTAAAGGGGAATTCCATGTAGAGTATATGGGAGCTTCTATAAAAAATGAAGATAATTCTGGATATTTTAATAAGGCTTTTTCGTCTGTAATAAAACATTGGGTAGCAAAGTCTAGTTTTTATAAAATCAGTAATACTATTATTATAAACAATAATTCATTTTTTACTTTTAAATGTATAGGTGAAATTATTGTAACAAAAGGAATAGACGCTTTTAAATTTATTGGTAAATACAATAACAATATTGTATTTGATGTATATGCAATAAAAACAGATGAACCTCCTATTAGTTCAGATGACAATCATACTCAGTATGATTATGACGATTTAGCTGGGTCTGCAATAACTATAGCAAGTAATTTCTACAATTCTACAATTAAAATAGGATATATTTTATATTTTAAATATGGGCTACACATGTCAATAGACAGTGCTGAAAATTTTCATATTGGAATACAATATATGAAATTTTATTTTCAAAATATAGAATGTACAACTTGCATTTTTTTTGATTATAAAGATAATTCTAGAAAAGGTTGGATAAATGAAAATCAATTTTTCGGCGGAAGGCTTACAGGAAACTATGGCATATTGACTACGGATATAGATTTTTTTGATGTTATAAACAGTAACAACTTTTATGAGATTGGTTTTGAAGGTGTTAATACTTGTGCAATTAAATTATCAGGAGTAAACAAATGGAAATTGAATGATTTAAGAATGCGTGAGTCTATATACAATAAACCTTATATAATTCTTAATGATTGTAAAGATATAGAGTTAAGTTCTACTGTTTATATGGATGAAACTTATGTTAAAGCCACAAAAACTAGTAGGTCTGTTTTACATACTGAATTGAATGATATACATTTAGAATATAAAAACGAGAAACAAGAGATTTATAATTCTTCGATATATAAAAGTTATCTATATAGATACTATGACGAAACATCAGATATTGTTGAAGATGGATTTATTAATATATAGTTGATAAATTTTTTTAAAGAAAAGTCTTTGTTTTCACCTAATGTATTTACATATGAAACTTATAATGTAACCACTATTATAGATGCTACAACATTTCCTGTTGTATATTCGAGTAGAGAAATTTATAATCTCAATACCCATATAAAATTTAAATTGAGGGGGAATGGAAAAGTTATTTTTAGATACAAAAATGATACAGACAATATAATTGAAACCCCACCATATTCAAGTCAAGATATAGATTTATGTTATAACTATAATTACGAGTTGAAAATTTTACCATCTTCTTATTACGTTAATAGGATAGTAATAAAAGATGTTAATCCTATTACGCTATCAGGTAACTCTTTTATAATTGCACAAAGCGAAGATGTTTATATAAAAAATACTAGAGATTATTTAGTCTTCATTCAAAATAATTCTATTTGTAAAGTTCATTATAGCATTGGTAATAACAGTAATTATAGGACTTATACTATAAATCCAGGTATTTCAATTATAATGGAAACGGAAATAGAACATATTACAATGTTTCCTGCTGGTAATAATAGACCCGATATGCCAGTTGTTGGTTATCAATATTTTGATACTACCATAAATAAACCAATTTTTTATGATGGCTCTAAATGGATAGATGCTACAGGAGCTACTGTATAACAATAAAATAATTAAGATATGGCATAGTATGCAACTAAAGATGAATTAAATGAACTCACAGGATTAGTAAGAACATTGTAGGGTAATGTATAGACTCTAGATACTAGCGTTGGTGAGCTTGATACATTAGTTGAAAGAATTAATCATTTAGCTACTCTTAAAGATGTTACTATTACTTATATTACAGAAGGAGATTTACTGTAGTATGCTAGTGATGGTACATGGCACAATATCCAACCATCAGCATTAGGTATTGGTGGTGGTGAAGGCGGTGGTGTAGTAGATACTTCTGTAGTAAAAGCTTTGATTAAATCTGAAGGTAGTAAGCTGTTTATAAGTAAACTATATGATGATGTATCTTCAGGTATAATTACTTTCAACGGTGGTTTAAGAAGTAATAAGATGACTTATCTAAATCAAGGAGTTTAGATGGGTACTTTTGTTACTGGTATGATTGGTGGTACAGGTGCTCAAATAGATAAAGATGGTAGAGGAGAAATGACCAGCCTTATTCTTAGAGAGTTCTTAGAAGTACCAGAATTAAGATTTAATAAAATAGATGTAGTAAGTGGTGAACTATGGAATTCAATAGCATTTGGTACTATTGAAGATGTAGACTTAGTTAATCAAATAGTTACATTGAAACTAGAAGAAGGTGAATATAGTGGTATACATGTAAATGATATATGTAGAGGTATATTCCATAATTTTGATGGAGTTAATAATACTGAAACTGGTACTGACGATTGTGGGTTTGATAAAGTACAAGGATTCTCTACAGCTTATTTTACACCTATAGAAGTACTAGATGCTAGAGGTAAACAGTTTAGGTATTCATTGAAACAAGGTACTACATAGCATCCTTGTAAGTCAATGAAGTTTGCTGTTTATGGTAACTTTACTGATGAAACTAGAAGATCTAGTGCTTATGCTACTCGTACATATAAACGATATTTAAAAGGTGTAAATACTTGGGCTCTTAACTATACTAACATAGCTTCACAGTTTGGTAACTTAAACGGTCTTACTATACCAGGAGCTCCTAATAATGGTTAGTTACAAGGTGATGGTGCATACTTAACTAATGTCTATATGACTGGTTCTATCATCGAGTTTACACCAGAATAGTTAGATCAATTACATGGACAAGACGCTTATGCTGTTTCACTTAGCAGTGAGTTTGGTACAGTAATTGTAGATAATGAATTCAATATCATTGAAGATTATAATCAAACTAAATCTCTTACTTTTGCTGTATAGGCTTGGAAAGGTAAAACAGAACTAACATATAGTACAGTATATAATGAAGGTAGTTACTTTGTAGAGTATACTCCAACAGGTGTAGAATGTACTATGCAAGATGGTGTATTCAAAGTAACTAAGATAACTAATATCAATGATATGCGTATTGATTTAGTTATTAACTGTGAAGGAGCCATATCAGTAAATAGAAGATACAATATGAGTTACCAACTTGAAGCTAACGGATTGTGGGTAACTTATAATGATAATGATGCTACACCAGATAGACCTGTTGGTGATGGTACTTCTTATGGATGGCATAGAAACTATACAGCTTCAGCAATCTGGATGTCTACTAAGAGTTCTCGTAAAGTAGATGAAGGAGAATGGGGTGATCCTAATAGATTCCGTGGTGCTTCAGTAGAAGGAGCAGATGGGCAATATACAGTATTCTGTTATACTAATTCTAGTGTACAACCACCTAAGCCTACTAGTTCACAAATACCTCCTGTAGATGATAACTATACTTGGTACATGTATCCACCTAATAGAGAAACTAAGGAAGTATTTACTTGGATGATCCAAGCTACTGTATATCCAGATAAATCATTATCTGATTGGACAGATCCTATTAGACTTACTGGGGAAACAGGTGAAGACGGTTCTGATGGTACTAAACTTGAATTTATTTATCAAGTAACTAGTGTTAACGAAGCTCCTGATAAACCAGATACATCTTAGCAAGACGATTACATACCATTTGGTTGGTCAGATAACCCTCAAGGAGTCTCTAAAGAGAAAATGTATGAGTGGGTATCACAACGTGAAAAGAAAGCTGCTAAAATTGGAGAGGGTGTATGGGGAGAATTTACACAACCAGTGTTGTGGTCCAAGTGGGGTGAAAAAGGTATGGATGGTGATGGGTATGAATATATATTTACTCGTACTGCTGATGTTGATAGAGTACCACAAACTCCTTCGTCTATTCAATAGAATGACTATATTCCCACTATATCTAATGGTGGTTCCAAAGACTATAACTGGTCTGATGATCCAAAGGGAGTAAATGAGGATTATAAAGCAGAATGGACTTGTAAACGTGTACGTACAGATGGAGTATGGTCTAACTTTAGTACACCAGCACTATGGTCTAATTGGGGTGAACAAGGTTTATCAGGTGGTCATTATCAATATAG